CAGATGTTACTGCTTTACTGTCCGATGTATTAGCAGTACCAAATGCTGAGTTAGCATAACTGCCAGCTGATACTGCTTTACCATCAGCAGTTGCAGCATTAGTTGTGGCTGTATTAGCAGTACCAAATGCTGAGTTAGCATAACTGCCAGCTGATACTGCTTTACCATCAGCAGTTGCAGCATTAGTTGTGGCTGTATTAGCAGTACCAAAAGCACTATTAGCATACGATCCAGATGTTACTGCTTTAGAATCGGCAGTTGCAGCATTAGTTGTGGCTGTATTTGCTTGAGTATAAGCTCCATTAGCATAGTTACCAGATGTTACTGATTTACTATCTGCCGTATTAGCAGTATCAAATGCTGCATTAGCATAACTGGAAGCACTATTAGCTACCTCAAAAGCTGCATTAGCATGAGGTCTAGCATAATTGTCAACTGAGCCACTTGAAATTGTGTTAGCTAAAGCAAATGCAGCATTAGCATAACCAGAAGCACTATTAGCTACCTCAAAAGCAGCATTAGCATGAGGTCTGGCATAGCTATCAATTGATCCACTTGAGATTGTATTAGCTAAAGCAAATGCAGCATTAGCATAACTGCCAGCTGTTACTGCTTTACCATCAGCAGTTGCAGCATTAGTAGTTGCGGTATTAGCTTGAGTATAAGCTGAGTTAGCATAAGATCCTGCTGTTACAGCTTTACCATCAGCAGTTGCAGCATTTGTAGTTGCGGTATTTGCTTGAGTATAAGCTCCATTAGCATAACTGCCAGATGTTACTACTTTACTATCTACTGTATTAGCAGTATCAAATGCAGAATTAGCATAACTGGAAGCACTGTTAGCAGTATTATATGCAGCATTAGCATGAGGTCTAGCGTAGTTATCAACTGAACCACTAGAAATTGTGTTAGCTAAATCAAAGGCAGCATTAGCATAAAGTCCTGCACTTAAAGCTTTTGAATCTGACGTATTGGCAGCACCAAATGCTGAGTTAGCATAACTGCCAGCTGTTACAGCTTTACCATCAGCAGTTGCAGCATTAGTAGTTGCGCTATTTGCAGTACCAAATGCTGAATTGGCATAACTGGAAGCTGCATTAGCAGCATTTCTTACCCATGTGTCTGTAGCATTGTTAGCAGCAGCAAATGCTGAGTTAGCATAACTGGATGATGAGTTGGCAACACTAAATGCAGCATTAGAATAACTTTCTGCTGACTGTGAAGAAATATTAATAAAAGAGGCACCATCATTACTGAACTGCCAATATTTTGCACTTTCATTCCATCTTAATTGTACAGGTACTTCATCTCCACGAATTACTCTTATGCCACCATTTTCAGTGGGTGTTCCTGTTGTAAAATTACTGTTAAGATCAATTAAATTATCAGCTATAGTTACAATTTCTGTATCTACTATCGTTCTAGTTCCACTTACGGTTAAGTTACCAGTAATGATTACATCGCCAGAAACAGTGCCACCAGAAGAAGAATATTTTGTATTTGCTACACCAAATGCCGAATTAGCATAATCGCCAGCTGTTACTGCTTTACTGTCAGCAGTAGCAGCATTTGTAGTAGCTGTATTAGCTTGACCATAAGCACTATTAGCATAACTGCCAGCTGTTACAGCTTTACCATCAGCAGTTGCAGCATTTGTAGTAGCTGTATTAGCTTGACCATAAGCTGAGTTAGCATAACTTGATCCACTATTAGCTGCTTCAAATGCAGCATTAGAATTAGGTCTAGCATAATTATCAACTGAGCCACTTGAAACTGTGTTAGCTAAAGCAAAAGCTGCATTAGCATATAAACCAGCTGAATTAGCAGCATCAAAACTTAATCCTGCGCCGCCGCCAGAGAAAGTATTAATTTCAATTTTGGAATTTAATGGAGGTGCTGTACTAAATGTTATTACATTACCCGTTAACGAATAATTGTTTTTAGACTGAACTAATCCGGAAATGCTTATTAAAGTTAAATTCTCACTATTAGGAGTGTTTATTAGTGTAAATTCTGTACAAGCTCCATCGCCCAAAAACTCATCTACATAACCAACTATTGATGTTCCAGTTCCTATTAAAGTATTTGCAAAATTAAATGCGGTATTTGAATGTAATGATGCTGCATTAGATAGGTCTCTAGCATACTGATCTACATTACCTGAAGATAGTGTATTAGCTAAAGCAAAAGCAGCATTAGCATACAAACTTGCGGATTGAGACTTAGAATCCGATGTATTTGCAGTACCAAATGCTGAATTGGCATAACTGGAAGCTGCATTAGCAGCATTTCTTACCCATGTGTCTGTAGCATTGTTAGCAGCAGCAAATGCTGAGTTAGCATACGATCCAGCAATTAAAGCATTACTGTTGGCATTAGAAGCATTAGTTGTGGCTGTATTAGCAGTATCAAATGCAGAATTAGCATAAGAACCCGAAGTAACTGCTTTCTGATCAGCAGTCGCAGCATTGGTAGTAGCTGTATTAGCCTGACCATAAGCTGAGTTAGCATAACTGCCAGCACTCGTTGCTTTACTGTCTGATGTATTAGCTTGACCATAAGCTGAGTTAGCATAACCAGAAGCACTGTTAGCTACCTCAAATGCTGCATTAGCATGTGGTCTAGCATAGTTGTCAACTGAACCACTTGAAACTGTATTAGCTAAAGCAAAGGCTGCATTAGCATAACTGCCAGCTGTTACAGCTTTACTGTCTGACGTATTAGCAACACTAAATGCAGAGTTAGCATAGTTACCAGCTGTTACAGCTTTACTATCAGCAGTTCCAGCGTTAGCATCTGCCGTATTAGCAGTACCAAATGCTGAGTTAGCATAACTTGAAGCTGAATTAGCAGTACCAAATGCTGCATTAGCATAAAGTCCCGCACTTACGGCTTTACTATCTGCTGTATTAGCCACACCAAATGCACCGTTAGCATAACTGGAAGCTGAATTAGCTACCTCAAATGCAGCATTAGCATGTGGTCTAGCATAGTTGTCAACTGAACCACTTGAGATTGTATTAGCTAAAGCAAACGCAGCATTAGCATAAATGCCAGCTGTTACAGCTTTACCATCAGCAGTCGCAGCATTAGTTGTGGCAGTGTTTGCTTGGCCATAAGCTGAATTAGCATAACCAGAAGAACTATTAGCTGCCTCAAATGCTGCGTTAGAATAACTACCAGCTGATACTGCTTTACTATCTGCTGTATTTGCTGCATTAAAAGCAGAATTAGTATAATTAATTGGATCATATCCACGAATTGATATTACATCCGTAACAATATTCGCAGTTAAATTGGCAACTCTAAAAGTAGAATTAGCAACATCAATTACATTATTCGGTGTTAGTGTATCGAAACTGGCATCTTCGTAATTGTAAAACAAATAATAACGACCATCGGTAGCATCACGGAATAAACCAGTATGTTTCTGAGTTACTCCAGCATCAGTACTATAATGTCCAAAAAACCCGATATCAATTGCATCAGATTCATTATTAGCAGCTAACTGAATTAAAGAATCATCTATTTTTATACTAGAGACTGCAATTGAGGTTGCATTGCCAAATACTGTTAAATTGCCAGTAATACTTAAATCGCCAGAGATTGTGCCGCCAGTATTTGATACGTTATTATTCGCAGTATTAAATGCTGAGTTGGCATAACTACCCGCTGTTACAGCTTTGCTGTCAGCAGTGGCCGCATTAGTAGTTGCAGTATTAGCTGCACCAAATGCTGAATTGGCATAACCAGAAGCACTGTTAGCTACATCAAAGGCAGCATTAGCATGAGGTCTGGCATAAGCATCAACAGAACCACTCGAAACTGCATTAGCTAAAGCAAAGGCAGCATTAGCATAAAGTCCTGCTGAGTTGGCTGCACCAAATGAAGGATTAACATCAGAAGAAAATACTAATACATCAATATTATCACTTAACTTTGGCGCTTCAGAAAATATAACATTTGCAGCAGATAAACTATAAGAAGATTTTAATTGAGTGACACCTTCTATAGTAATTAAAGTATAATCTTCATTTGCAGGAGTTGTTGATAATTGAAAAGTTGTACAAGAACCCGTTCCAACAAAAGTGTCATTTTTAACACTCAATATAAAATTACCATTTGCCGCTACAGCTGAAGCTAAGTCATAAGCAGAATTTGCTTTTGTAAATGATGAGTTAGCATAACTGCCAGCTGTTACAGCTTTACTGTCAGATGTATTCGCTGCGCCAAATGCTGAATTAGCATAACTAGATGCACTATTGGCAGCATCTCTAACCCAAGTATCTACCGCATTATTGGCAGCTGCAAAAGCACTATTAGCATAACTGCCAGCTGTTACTGCTTTACCATCAGCAGTTGCAGCATTGGTGTTTGCGGTGTTTGCTTGACCATAGGCTGAGTTAGCGTAATTACCAGCTGTTACAGCTTTACCGTCAGCAGTATTAGCTGCACTGAAGGATGAGTTAGCATAGTCTCCTGCCGTTACTGCTTTACTGTCAGCAGTGGCCGCATTGGTAGTTGCTGTATTTGCTTGTCCATATGCTGAATTGGCATATGATCCTGATGTTATTGCTTTATCGTCAGCAGTATTAGCTGCACTGTACGCACCATTAGCATACAATCCAGCTGTTACTGCTTTACCGTCAGCAGTAGCAGCATTCGTAGTTGCTGTATTAGCCTGACCATAAGCTGAGTTAGCGTAATTACCAGATGTTACTGCTTTAGAGTCAGCAGTATTAGCTGCACCAAATGCAGAGTTAGCATAACTTGATCCACTATTAGCAGTATTGAATGCAGCATTAGCATGTGGTCTAGCATAATTATCAACCGAACCACTTGATACTGTATTAGCTAAAGCAAAGGCTGCATTAGCATAACTGCCAGCTGTTACAGCTTTAGTATCGGCCGTAGCAGCATTCGTAGTTGCTGTATTTGCTTGACCATAAGCAGAGTTAGCATACGATCCAGCTGTTACAGCTTTACTGTCTGATGTATTAGCAGCACCAAATGCCGAGTTAGCATAGTTACCTACTGTAGTTATTTTACTATCAGCGGAGTTAGCAGTTGCAAATGCCGAGTTGGCATATTGTTCAGATATTTGAGAAGCTACATTTGAATATGATACACCATCATTACTGAACTGCCAATATTTTGCACTTTCATTCCATCTTAATTGTACAGGTACTTCATCACCTCGGATAACCCTTATGCCACCATTTTCAGTAGGAGTACCGGTAACAAAATTACTGTTAAGATCAATTAAATTATCAGCTATAGTTACAATTTCTGTATCTACTATCGTTCTAGTTCCACTTACCGTTAAATTACCAGTAACGACAATATCTCCTGTAATAGTACCACCAGAAGATGAGAATTTAGTATTAGAAGAACTAAATGCGGAGTTAGCATATGAACCAGCACTTGTTGCTTTATCATCAGCAGTTGCAGCATTAGTCGTAGCAGTGTTTGCTTGAGTATAAGCTGAATTAGCATATGAACCAGCACTTGTTGCTTTACCATCAGCAGTTGCAGCATTAGTCGTAGCAGTATTTGCTTGAGTATAAGCCGAGTTAGCGTAATTACCAGCACTTACTGCTTTACTATCGGCCGTGTTAGCAGAAGCAAATGCACCGTTAGCATAACTGGAAGCTGAATTAGCTACCTCAAATGCTGCGTTAGCATGTGGTCTAGCGTAGTTATCAACCGATCCACTTGATACTGTGTTAGCTAAAGCAAAGGCTGCATTAGCATAATTACCAGATGTTACAGCTTTACTATCAGCAGTATTGGATGTTAAAAATGCTGAATTAGCATAACTCGAACCACTATTCGCAGTATTAAATGCACCATTAGCATAGTCACTTGCTGATACAGCTTTAGAATCGGCAGTAGCAGCATTAGTGATTGCGGTGTTAGCTTGACCGTAAGCAGAGTTAGCATATTCTCCAGCACTTACTGCTTTACTGTCAGCAGTAGCAGCATTTGTTGTGGCGGTGTTAGAAGAACTAAATGCTGAATTAGCATAACTGCCAGCACTTATCGCTTTACTGTCAGCAGTAGCCGCATTGGTAGTTGCGGTATTAGCCTGACCGTAAGCCGAATTAGCATAAACAGAGGAACTATTAGCTACCTCAAATGCTGCATTAGCATGAGGTCTAGCATAGTTGTCAACTGAACCACTTAAAACAGTATTCGCAGCAGCAAAAGCACTATTAGCATAACTGCCAGCTGTTACTGCTTTACCATCAGCTGTAGCAGCATTTGCAGTAGCTGTATTAGCAGTACCAAAAGCGGAATTAGCATAACTGCCAGCTGTTACTGCTTTACTGTCTACTGTATTAGCAGTACCAAAGGCTGAGTTAGCATAACTTTCTACTGATTGTGAAGCTATGTTATTATAATTAGATCCATCAACAGTAAATTGCCATTGATCTACAGTTTCATTCCATCTCAATTGTACGGGCAACTCATCACCGCGTATAATTCTTATACCGGCATTTTCAGTAGGTGCTCCCGATGTAAAGTTACTATTGAGGTCAATTAGATTGTCAGCAAGATTTAATGTCTCAGTATTAATAATAGTCTGAGTTCCACTTACTGTCAAATTACCAGTAACAACAACATCTCCTGTAATAGTACCACCAGAGGAAGAATATTTGTTATTGGCAGCACTAAATGCTGAGTTAGCATAGCTACCAGATGTTACTGCTTTACTATCGGCCGTGTTAGCAGAAGCAAATGCATTGTTAGCATAACTGGAAGCTGAATTAGCTACCTCAAATGCAGCATTAGCATGAGGTCTAGCATAGTTATCAATTGCACCAGAAGATATAGTATTAGCTAAAGCATAGGCTGCATTAGCATATAATCCAGATGTTACAGCCTTAGCGTCTGCGGTGTTTGCAGAACCAAATGCTGAGTTAGCGTAATTACCAGCTGTTACAGCTTTACTATCAGCAGTATTAGCTGCACCAAAAGATGAGTTAGCATATTCTCCAGCACTTACTGCTTTACTGTCAGCAGTGGCCGCATTAGTAGTAGCTGTATTAGCCTGAACATATGCCGAATTAGCATACGATCCAGCTGTTACAGCTTTACCATCAGCAGTGTTAGCAACATCAAATGCTGCGTTAGCATAATTACCAGCACTAACAGCCTTACTATCGGCCGTAGCCGCATTAGTTGTGGCTGTATTAGCCTGACCAAAGGCAGCATTAGCATATGATCCAGCGTTTACTGCTTTAGTATCCGCTGTATTGGCAGCACCAAATGCTGAGTTAGCGTATGATCCAGATGTTGATACTTTATCATCAACAGTATTAGCTGTTGCAAATGCTGAGTTAGCGTATGATCCAGATGTTACAGCTTTACCGTCAGCAGTATTAGCTGCACTGAAGGATGAGTTAGCATAACTGCCAGCTGTTACTGCTTTACCATCAGCTGTAGCAGCATTTGTAGTTGCGGTATTTGCTTGAGTATAAGCAGAGTTAGCATAACTGCCAGCAGAAATAGAATTGACATTTGCTGTGTTGGCAATACCAAACGCTGAATTAGCGTAATTACCAGCATCTACAGCTTTAGTATCGGCCGTAGCAGCATTAGTTGTGGCAGTGTTTGCTTGACCATAAGCAGAGTTAGCATAAGAACCAGCCGTAACAGCTTTACTGTCTGATGTATTGGCTGCTAAAAATGCAGAATTAGAATAAGAAGAACTACTGTTAGCTACCTCAAATGCAGCGTTAGCATGTGGTCTAGCATAATTATCGATTGCACCAGAGGATACAGTATTAGCTAAAGCGTAGGCTGAATTAGCATATAATCCAGATGTTACAGCCTTACTGTCGGCTGTATTGGCAGCACTAAATGCTGAGTTAGCATAAGAACCTGAAGAATTTGCAGCACTAAATGCTGAGTTAGCTTCAGTTTTAACTTTATTAAGTTGATTGGAAGTAGACTGATTGCCAATATAAGAATATGTCATGTTAGCTTATTTCTAATACGCTTAAGATTACATCTAAAGAAGAAGATGTATCTGATTGAACTTTAATTAAGTCACCAGACTCTAAAACCAATTTTTGATCTCCTCCAATAGGAACTAATGCACTACCAGGTTCTATCAATGCACTTTTAACTAAGAAATAATCTGTTCCGGAAGAAGTAACAAAAACATTTGCTTTTACATCTGCCTGAGTAACATTCGCAACACTCATACCTATAACGGTGGCTTGAACACCAGTAGCAGTATAAATTGTGTCTGAAGTTTGACCTACACTTTGTGAAAAACTATTTTTAAACGTATTTGCCATTTATTTTCCTCAATAAACAATATTTATCCTAGTGCAATGGCAAAGGCTAAAGCGTCGGATATAGCAGTATTTGCTGCAGAGTAAGATGCATTTGCATGAGTATAAACAGTATTTGTATAATTAATTGGATCATATCCACGAATTGATATTACATCTGTAATGACGTTTGCAGTTAAATTAGCAACTCTAAAAGTAGAATTAGCAACATCAATTACATTATTCGGCGATAGAGTTTCGAAACTAGGATCTTCATAATTGTAAAATAGATAATAACGACCATCATTAGCGTCACGGAATAAACCAGTATGTTTTTTAGACACGCCAGCATCTGGGCTATAATGACCAAAGAAACCTATATCAATCGTATCGGACGATTCATTATTAGCAGCTAATTGAATTAAAGAATCATCTATTTTTATACTTGAAACAGCTATAGAAGTAGCATTACCTAATACCGTCAAATTACCAGTAACACTTAAATCACCAGAGATTGTGCCTCCTGATGTGCTTAACTTAGTATTAGCAACACCAAATGCACTATTGGCATAGCTACCAGCTGTTACAGCTTTAGAGTCGGCAGTATTTGCAGCATCAAAAGATGAATTAGCATGTGTAAATGCTGCATTAACATGTGGTCTAGCGTAGTTATCAATTGCGCCAGAAGATATAGTATTAGCTAAAGCATAAGCTGAATTAGCGTAACTGCCTGCACTTATAGCATTACTGTTGGCCGTATTGGCAGAACTGAATGCTGCATTAGCATAACTTTCTGCTGATTGTGAAGCAATATTACTATAATTTAATCCATCATTTGTAAACGACCAACTATCATTCGTTTCATTCCATAAAATTAATGTTGGATTTAAATCTCCACGCATGGCTCTTAAACCAGCGTTTTCTACGGGATTATTTCCTATCTGTTCAACATTAACTTCAATTATGCCATCTTGAACAATGAAATGTGGTACACTAAATTCGGCGGTATTTCCTTGAATTGTTACATTACCAGTAATGATTACATCACCACTTACGGTACCACCTGAAGATGAGAACTTGGTATTAGCCGCACCAAATGCTGAATTGGCGTATAGTCCAGCACTTGTCGCTTTACTGTCAGCAGTAGCCGCATTTGTAGTTGCGGTATTTGCTTGAGTATAGGCTCCATTAGCATAAGATCCTGCACTTGATGCTTTACTGTCAGCAGTATTAGCAGCAGTGAACGCAGAATTGGCGTATAATCCAGCACTTATCGCTTTATCATCAGCTGTAGCTGCATTAGTAGTTGCGGTATTAGCTTGAGTATAAGCTCCATTAGCATAAGATCCTGCACTTACCGCTTTACTATCCGATGTATTAGCTTGACTGTAAGCAGAATTAGCATAATCGCCAGCTGTTACTGCTTTACTGTCAGCAGTAGAAGCATTTGTAGTTGCGGTGTTGGCCTGACCATAAGCAGAGTTAGCGTAATTACCAGATGTTACAGCTTTACCGTCAGCAGTATTAGCTGTATCAAAAGCAGAGTTAGCATAAGATCCGGATGTTACTGCTTTACCATCAGCTGTAGCAGCATTAGTTGTAGCAGTGTTTGCTTGTCCGTATGCTGAATTGGCATAGTTACCTGCCGTTACAGCTTTGCTATCAGATGTATTTGCAGATCCAAAGGCAGCATTAGCATAGTTACCGGCTGTTACTGCTTTTGAATCAGCAGTTGCAGCATTGGTATTTGAAGTATTAGCTTGTTCATACGCTGAGTTAGCATAAGAACCAGATGTTACAGCCTTAACATCAGCAGTATTAGCAACAGTAAATGCTGAATTTGCATAAACACCTGATGTTACAGCTTTAGTGTCTGCTGTATTAGCCTTATCATAAGCACCGTTAGCATAACTGCCAGCTGTTACAGCTTTAGAATCGGAAGTATTTGCAGCACTGTACGCACCATTAGCATAGTCACCTGCTGTTACAGCTTTACCATCAGCAGTGGCCGCATTAGTAGTTGCGGTATTTGCTTGAGTATAAGCTCCATTAGCATATGATCCTGATGTTACAGCTTTAGAATCCGAGGTATTTGCAGCACTAAATGCCGAGTTAGCATAATTACTACCACTTAAAGAAGTATCATTTGCGGTGTTAGCTAAATTAAATGATGCATTAGCATGAGTAAATGCTGCGTTAACATGTGGTCTTGCATAAGTATCAACTGCACTTATAGATAACGTATTGGCTAAAGCAAATGCTGCATTAGCATAAGCGCCAGATGTAGCACCAACTGAAAAAGCTATGTTCGAAGAATTAAACGCAGCATTAGCATAAGCACCAGAAGAATTTGCAGCAACAAAAGCAGAGTTAGCATAACTACCAGACGTTACAGCTTTATCGTCAGCAGTATTAGCTGCACTAAAGGATGAGTTGGCGTAAATTGCAGTTGTGTTTTGTGCAGCAAATGCTGCATTAGCGTAAGATTCGGCCGATGCAGAAGAAAGGTTTGTATAGGTTGTTCCATCTACCGTATACTGCCAATTGTCTACAGTTTCATTCCAAATTAAAGCTACGTTTGATAATGATCCTCTATTAACCTCTATACCAGCATTAAAGATAGCAGGAGATAATAAATTGGTTGCTGCATTTAATGTAATTATATTATCTTTGATTAATACAGTTTGTGTATTAGCATAAACTGTCTCACCAACTATTGTTAAATTGCCAGTAACAACGATATCACCACTTACAGTACCACCAGAAGATGAGAATTTAGTATTAGCTAAAGAATAAGCGGAATTAGCATAAATGCCTGTTACATTCTGACTTTCATAAGCAGAATTTGCATGAGTGAAAGCTAAGTTAGCATAAATGCCTGTTGTATTCTGACTCTCATAAGATGAGTTGGACTTTAAGAAAGCTGAGTTAGCATATTCTTCAGCAGTTGACGAACCTACATTACTATAAGTAAATCCATCATTAGTAAATGTCCATTTTAATAATGATTCGTTCCATCTAAACTGTACGGGTACCTCATCTCCACGAATTACTCTAATACCAGCAGGATTTGTAGGTGTACCAACTGTCTCCGATGAAATATCAATAATATTGTCTTGCACACTTAAAGTCGATACACTAAGTGATGCCTGAATTGCATCTATCGTTACATTACCGTTAATTATTACATTACCGGTAATTGTTCCACCAGAAGATGAGAATTTAGTATTTACGGCACTAAATGCGGAGTTTACATGTATAAACGATGCATTGGCATGTGTAAATGCCGCATTAACATGAGGTCTAGCAAAGAAGTCTACAGAGTCAGCAGCTAAAGTATTTGCATAAGCAAATGCTGCATTAGAATGTATAAAACTGGAATTAGCATAATTACCAGCACTATTCGAAGCATCGAAAGCTGCTTGACCTGTTGCCAAATCAATAATACTATTCGCCTTAGCATAAGCAGCAACAGCAATAACAGTAGCAAGGTTTGCCTGTGTATAAGAAGAATCTGCTACAGCTAACGTATTATTGGCATTTGTATAAGCAGCATTAGAATGAGCTCTTGCATATAAGTCAGTTACAGAAAACGTAATTGAATTTGCAGCAGCAAATGCCGCATTCGCATGAGTGTATGCTGAATTAGAATAAGAACCTACTACGTTAGCAACAGAGTTTGAAGAATTAAAAGCTGCATTAGCTTTATCAAAAGAACTCTGGTTGAACTCTGGACTTAAAGAATTCGCAGCAGCAAACGCTGCATTGGCATAAAGTGACGCGGAGTTTGCAACATGACTTGGTGTATTAGCCTGTATAAACGCTGCATTAGCCGTATTATAGGAGGCATTTGCTTGACTAAACGAAGAATTTGTTCTTGTAAATGCAGAGTTGGTTCTATCAAAAGCTGCACTAACACTAATACCAGCTTGAGTACCTAATGCAAATGATGAATTAGCTTGTGCAAAGGCGGCATTCGCATATGACTCGGCTGAGTCTGTTGCAAAATTACTATAGTTTGTACCATCGTTTGTAAATGTCCATCTATCTGCAACTTCATTCCATGTTATATGAACATTTGATGAGGAACCTCTTGCAACTTCTATGCCAGCATTTTGAGTGGGAGCTAAATTGTTAGGTAAATCAGCATTTAATGTGATGATATTGTCGCCAATAAGTAACTGATTTGTGCCAATATAATTGACATCACCCGATATACTTAAATTACCAACAATCGATACGTTACCATTAATTGTGCCGCCAGTTAAACTTAATTTAGTATTAGCAGCATTAAATGAAGCGTTGGCGTGTCTATAAGCTAATGTAGTAGAAGTATTTGTAGATACTGAAATATTTTCAGCATTTACTGCAACTCCCTGAAAACTCTGTATTAACTCACCAAGAGCAACAACAATATTAGCTGTATTTACTGAAGCATCATAAGCTGAATTTGCTGTATCAAACGAAGCATTTACGGAAGTTGAAACATAACTGACTAAACTGTAGGCTTCATTTGCAGTTTGTCCTGCGTTAGCTCCAGTATTCGCAACAGCAAAAGCCGCATTAGCATGTATATAACTTAGTCCAGCCAAATCTAAAGCTATATTTGCAATTGAACTAGGAGTATTAGCAGCTAAAGAACTAGAATTTGCTAAATTAAAAGCCGCATTAGCACGATCAAATGCAGACTGATTAAAATTGGGACTTAAACTATTGGCTGCATTAAAAGCTGCTTGCGCTAATACATTTGCTGCATTAGCTTTATCAAAGGCAGCAGTTGCTTGTTCTTGTGATGCTACAGAAATCGCTAAATTGGAAACAGCTGTTACTCTACCCTTGGTGTCAACTGTAATTACAGGAATATTAGTAGAATTACCGTATGTACCAGATACACCGGGAACTATAGTACTTAATTCAACTTGAAAATTAACTGTATTACCAAAGGTCGTAAATACATTCGATTGAACATCACCCGAAAGAACTATTTGAACTGAATTATGGAGTGCGTTTGCTCTATCCGCAATACCATCTAAATTTCCAATAAATCCAGGAGTATCATCTTGTGTTGATATAAAAACACTAGTTCTAATATCACCATCTACATTCCGTAAAACTAAAGTTCCGGATGAAGTGTTACTACTTCTCTGATCTATTATGTTAGTGTAATAACTACCACCAATAATTTCATACGATCCGGCTTCAGTTCCTATGAATAAATTACCAGAAGGAAATGAATAAGCTAATTCACCACCAAGAAGTGAGTTTGCAGTAGGTACAGTATTCGCGGTAGAATACTTGGTTACAATTGCTGTTGACACTTAGAAGCTTCCGCCGTTAATTACAGGAATTTCTTTCATAACATACTTATTGGATCCAGATTCATAAGTCAAAACGAATCCTTCTTCCACACCCTGAGTTTCAACATTATTCAATTGTGATAGAGCTAAATTTGCAGTTCTGGCCACGGTAACCGAAGATATAGTTGTTTTTTGTGGTTTTACGTTTACATTTATTGGCATTTTTTATCTCGTAACGTTAGGAAGGACAGTAATTATACCTTCAAAAATTCTTGTGATTTCACCTGCGCCATCATCTATTTCTACATCATAAACGTATCGTCCCGGAGTTAAATTTGCAGTATTTGCTGCTGACATGATCATAGTGATTTCTCCAATGTTAGGAGTGGTCACTTGAACATTAAAATCGTATTTTGTTGAGGAGTAGTAAGATTTTCTCATCTGGGACCTGGCAATATATCCATACAGGTTTTGGCCTGCGCCGGTACCATCATTTACAGTAATTACGGTGTTAAAAGTCGCACCCTGGTCTATGGTAAGTTCTACAAATTCAGCCACATTAAACTCCCTTTGTTAATGTGGTATTTAGTCAAACTGACATCTTTACTATACCGAAAAGCTACTTCCACAGCCACAGGTCGTCTGTGCATTAGGGTTTTCTATAGTAAAAGTGTGTCCCATAATATCTTCTTTGAAATTCAAAGTTGCGGTTTCCAAATATTGCATACTGAAAGAGTCTACAAGAATTGAAAAACCATCTAAAGGAATTTCAAAATCATCTTCGGAAACAGATTCTTCAAAATCAAAACCATATTTAAAACCAGAACATCCACCACCCTCAACATAGACCCTCAAGTATTTGTTTTCATCGTCTAAATATTGTTTGATTTCATTTACAGCAGATTCAGTTATATTAAGCATTAATTTTCTCCTACTATATTTATTTGATATGGACAAACCAGTTTTAATGATACATAAAATAGAAAAAAACTTAATAGTTCCAAAATTAAAAGATTTTGTTCTAACTTTTGATGATGGACTTTACAACCACTTCTATTATTACCCAAAAATTGAAAAAATAGAAACAGAAAAAATATTTTTTGTATCAACAAACATTATTTGTAAAGGAAAACAATCTAAAAAATTCATAAGTTCCGAAAATTGCCATAAAAAAGCATTCGAAGGAAATTATGAAGATTTTATGAATGTGGACCAGATAAGTTATTTATCTACTAGAAAAAACGTTATTATAGGAGGACATTCACATTTTCACAAAAATTTGAATTTTTTCAGCAGCCTGAAAGATAAAATAGACCATATAAAAATGGACACCGAATTAATGTTGGAATGGTTCAATAAAAACTTAAATATTTTTCCGGTTAAGTTTTGTTTCCCATATAATAACGATTTAAATGGATTATATCAAACCGTCTTAAAGTCTTACGGTATTAATGAATTTTATGGTAGAGAGAGGGTTTCTATTGAAGGTTATATATCATCTTAAATGATTCTGCGTGATTATATCCAACTTGTTTACCTCTTTGTTCCGATAGAACTATCATACTTTTTTCTGATCTAGCATCAGGATAAGAATACGTTTCCGTATCATATAGTGACAATACGAATTTCTTTTTATGCATATAATACTCAACATTCACAAAATAATTTGGTATAAAAATAGGCTCTATTTGACCCATAGACCATTCGGTTGAAGCTGGTATCTCGCACATATAGAGTTGTTTTACCGAAGAATTTGGTTTAGGTCTACAGGCAACCATAACAGATTCGGAAACTATTCTATGATCTCTATGTATGTCCGATATATTATTCGTAAAGACTATCTCTGGCTGTATTTCGTTGATAACCAATTCAACATCACTCAAACACTTTTCTAAAGTTAAAGTGCAATCGGAGTTATTAAAAACTATAGGTTTCGCACCAAAATAATCACAAACTTTATAAAAAGAATTCAATCTTTTGGATTCAACATGTTCGTTACCTGGACGATTTCCTTTGCATAAAGATACAATTGTAACTTCATTATCTTCACACAATTTTGATATTGTTCCGGCTGGCCCAAAAGACTCATCGTCTAAATGTGCAAATATAAAAACTATTTTCATAACATATCTTTTATGATATCATCCAAATTTTTCTTTGGTCTGAAATTTGTTTTTTCTCTGAGTTTGGTTATATCGGGAATTCTTTTTTGTATATCACCGTGGTTTTTACTAAAAACTTTTTCATAAGGAATGTGAACAATTTTACTACTAGATCCACTTATTTTAATAACTTTTTTGGCAAGTTTGTTTATGGTAATCGGTTCATCATTTCCAACATTAAAAAGTTCATTTTTAAAATTGGTACATTTTATTATAGCATCTGTCGCATCATCAATATGAAAAAAACACCTTATCTGTTCACCAGTTCCATAAACAATTAAATCTTCATTTCGTTTTGCAGCTTCTATAAATTTAGGTAAAACCATACCGTAATCTGATAGTTGTCCAGGTCCAACTATATTGAAAAATCTTAAAATAGTATACGGCACACCACTAGCATTTAATAAAAATTCTGCCATCAATTTACTTGTTGCATATCCCCATCTTAACTTATTGCTAGGTCCTATGTTACTACAATCTTCTTCGTTGAAGGGTCCATTTCCGTAAATTTCACTGGTACTGGAAAATATTACATGCCTCTTGGATTCTTTAAATAATGGTATTAATTTATTAGTTAAAGAATTGTTATTGAAAAGAGTGCCTGATGGATCCTTATCAATATGTTCGACACCAACACTGCCCGCAAAATGAAAAATTCTATTGTGATCTCTCATATGTTTGAGTAGTTCTTTATCTTCCATTTTGGAAATGTCACCTTCAACAAATTTAAATAAATTTTTGTATTCAGAAAAGTTATCTAAATTTATTTTACTGGTAGATAAATTATCTATTATAGTAACTCTTTGTTGTCTAGTTTTTAAAAGTTTATGTGTTAAGTGCTGTCCTATAAAACCAGCTCCACCTAATATCAAATTATTCATATGTAATTTTCTTCGTTTAATATCCACTCATGAAAAGGTTTACCTTTATGTATTTCAATTAATTCTTTACTATCCATGGGTTCAGTAGGCCTAGGTACTTCGGAGAGAAAACCACTTTTTATTGTGTCCCATCCAGAATTAGGAAATATATTAACTGTGCGTTTTTTGGTATTTACTTTTTTATAAAAGTTCCAATATTCATTGTCTCTTTTAGAATATTTGTAGTGTTCGACTATAAAATCTGTAATAGTATCGAATTCTTCATTAATAAAAAAATTATATTCAGTTTCAGTAATTTTCTTATCTATATAATCACACAATTTTCTAAGAGCACTAGTTACCAAATATAAACCTGTAGATTCCAACGGTTCAATAAAAGATGAGGCAAGACCCATAGCTACAATATTGTTTTTTAAATGTATTTTATTTCTACCAGTTACCATCTTTAACGATTTTATACTCGAAGGTTCAACTTTTATATTAAACTTTTTTTCCAAATAATTAATATATTCTTCTTTAACATCAAATTTTCCGTCATGTACATAACCGCAAGCCAATTCATTCCTTAAAGGAATATTAAAACACCAACCATAATTCATTGCTTCTGCAACGGTATAAGGAACACATTGTTTTTCCCTATCTGTGTAAGTATGTCTAAAAAGAAAAACTTGATTATTTGGTATTTTATCCGAAATGTTTTTAAAATTATTTGGAATATAACTAACAGTTCTTTCAAATCCAGTGCAATCTATTATTAAATCATAACAGTCTTTTATATCATTCAATGTCACCTTTTCTCTAATAACAGTTAAATTAGAATATTTCTTTTTATAGTTGTCTAGATATTCCAATAGTTCGGTAACCCTAAAATGCGTAGAAATGTTTTGGTAATCAAATATTCTTTTTGGTATTTTATTAGTTTTCATTATTCTATCTTGACTGGACGAGTTGTGTCTAGGATTAGCAGATTCGAAACCAAAAGGAAAAGTAAAATCTTCTCCTGGTTTATTCCATCCTTTCAGATAGACTCCAAATTTTAGTGTTCCATTACAATGTTTTAATATATCCTGATGTTTAACTCCAAAATTTTGTAAAAATTTACTAACATCTGGTATAATAGCTTCTCCAACACCGATTGGTTGATTTTCTTTCGGATAAATCCAAGTAATTTTTTTATTAGGATAAGTTTCACACAAATGAAAAACGGTTAAATAACCTGTAGTGCCTGCACCAATAACTGTAATATTTTCTATATTATTCATGTTTTATCAAATTTCTTTTTCCCGAAGTAAATTGTTCGTATATTTCACCCAAAGTAATATATTCAATTTTAATTTCTGAAAGATTAATTAAAGCTTCAACGACATCATCAACATGAGATATCGGCCAAATCTGTGAGGAGTTTGTGGGTTTGTAAGCAGTACCTAAAACACACCTTTTAATAAAGGAATCGGTACTGGCGTCTTGACCATAAACGGAAGGTATTCTATAATTTATATAATTAATTTTAGAATGCGACAAATATATTTCCATACATCTTTTAGCAACATTATATCCACCTTGCTTACTTTCATTAATATCAGCAGCGCCAAAAGAACTAGCATTTACAAATAAAGCATCACTACATATATTCATTGCTTTGCGAGTTAAATCTAATATAGCATCCATAACACTAATAGTATTATTTGTAATGTGATATGTAGTTGCAGGACAAGCCAAATGATATATCCTATCACACTTAACTGGTGTAAAATTTTTGTCTATTAAAATTGGATTATAGCCTTGGCGTTTAAATTCTTCGACCAAATTTCTACCAATAAATCCCGTGTGTCCAGTTACCGCAATTTCCATGGTGCACCATCCCAACCCAATCGAATAAAACGAACTCCGTTCTGTTGTAGTCCTTCTTTTACTGTACGTATAAAACCACTACAATCGTCGGGAGTATATAACGGAATGTCTAAAGCATTCATCAATAAATGATCATCATATACGAGATGTCCTCTACCGCAGTATGAATAACACCCATTATAACCAGCATTTACAAATATAATCGAACCAAAATTTTCTGCCCAATCTTTAATATTGAGTTTGATTTGAGAGTAAGCTCTATAAATTACAAATCCAGCAACACCATATACTATCACTTTTTTACCTTGACTGGCAAGACCAGCTGCAATATTAACCATATTTGGTTCTTGTATACCGCAATTAATTACATTGCCTTTTGTGGGGAAACCCCACATATCTCCATGTAATAGATAAATGTCGGGATGTTTTAATTTACTTAGATATTGATGTAGAGTTTTTCTCATGAAATTCTTTTAACCATTCACTATATTTTACATTATTTTTTCTAATTTTTATTATACGTTCTGCTTTTATTTTGTATTTTTTTTCTTCTTGTCCCATTCCAGATAATATTAAATTCCAACTTCTGGCCGGAAAAATATTATTTTTCCTATGAGTTTCTATATTTAATTTTTTAAAATGATCCCAATATTCATTAGAGTTTTTTGAAAATTTATAATATGTAGTAATAAAGTCTGTAACAGCATCAAATTCTCTGTTATAATCATTGTTATACTCATCCACGGTTATTTCATTTTTTAACAGACGATCTAATAATTTAATACCATAAGTTGCAAGATATAATCCTGTAGCTTCTATAGGTTCAATAAAATAAGAACTTAAACCAATTGAATAAATCGACTTGTTTCCTTGTTTTCTAAAATGTTTTATATTCCTACCAGTAATCATTTTAACTTCAACAATTTTAGATTCGTCTATTTTGTAACCAAGTCTAGACTCCACAAAATTTATGTATTCTTGTTTAGTGTCGTAACGATCATCATGTACGTGACCAAATGTTATAACATCTTTCAATGGTATAGTCCATATCCAACCATGCGTCACCGCGGTAATTGTTGTATAAGGTTGTTGTTGATTCTCTTTATCGGAATATTCAGCTCGATAAACAAAAGCTTTATTATTAGGTATAATGTGTTTAATACTTTTGAAATTTTCTTTATCAGTTTTATTGATTAATGTTTTGGAGAATCCTGTGGCATCTATGATGTGATCATCTTCAATTTCATCAACATCTGTTATAGTTTTACGTATTACTTTTAAATTTTTAAAATTTTCAAAAATTTTATCCAAGTACTTACACAATTCTCTTACATCAAAATTTGTTGCAAAATCTGGAAAATCATCATTCTCCAACATATATTCTAATGTTTCGGGATAAGCTTCTAAAATATTTGGTGGAATTTGATTATTTTTTAAGTACCACTCCAAATCCAAACAATTTTCATCTGTGGATCCAAATGGATGAAAAAAAGATTTTTGTGTTGGTGACCAATTTTCAAACATTGCTCCAATTTTTAAATTTGCATTACAATGTAATATCATATCTTGAACAGATACTCCCAACTCAGCTAAAAATCTTTGAACTTGTGGTACTGTTGCTTCACCAACACCTATGGGCTGGTTGACTTCTGGATAAATCCATGTCACCTGCATATCAGGATATTTTTTGCAAAAATATAAAACAGTTAAATAACCTGAAGTTCCTGCACCAACGACTGTAATTCTTCTTGTGATTGTATTTTCCTGTAATGCCATTTTTTTATATCCTTTTCCATGCTTGGTATTCCATTACCTTTAATTGTTTTCATAATAAAAACTTTAGGCTTTTTACCAATACTAAAATTGTTCAAATCATGAAATACTTCCCAATTATATCCTCTAAACATGTCTACGATAGGATCAGTATTAATTATATCTTTTGTATACCCCGTTACTTGAGTTCCATTATAATCAACTGTTACTAAAACATTCTTTAAACAATTTTGTCCTATAAACTGTATTGCTTCAAGTGTTGGTCCCATTTGTAAAGTTGCATCAGATAGATTTACCCAAACTAATTTTTCTGTAGTTAGAGCTATGCCTGCTGCTATACCCAATGAATCTCCCATAGTTTCTTCAGAAAAATCTACAAAATCAACTTCACTCATTTTTAAAACAGGACTTAATTTATGTATATCATCCAAATATCCCATTTTTTTCCATATTATATAATAGGCTTGAGCTCCAAAAGGTTTTCCTATTATTATTTTATCGTCAGGTGTTACTAATTTTTCACTAAACAACTCCTCAATATAGTCCGACATTGATAAAGCTGAAGGTATATGAGCAACATCTTTTTCAAAAGAATATTCTAAAATTTCTTTTTTCATGAATATAAATCTCTTATATTTTTATAATAATCTTTAATATTGGTTATTTTCAAATTTAAAATTTGTTCTATTAATAATTTATATTTTTTGTAAGTTTCTGGATATAAATCTTCCAAATCAATAAAACAACCATCATAATCCAAATCATCGTAGTGTATTATTTGTGTTTTTTCTGTTATAGGCTTTAAACAGTGGTTGGCTCCTATATTCTGTTCAATTAATTTTAATCCAGAATTGTCTATTCTTTTGGATATAAAACTATCAGCCATTTTACTTTCTAAAAAACTTATATCGGAAAAATCTATATCATATAGAAATTTGTTTTTATGGTTTAATATCTGTATCCAATTATAATACAAATTTCCCTCTGGAACATAAGTATTCTTCGACTCATGTTTTTTAACCCAATTGGGTATTGTTTCTACTAGTACAATATTATCTAAAGGATCAAAATCAAAGTTTAACGGTTTTAAAAATAAAGTGTCAACATCAACGTAAACTAGATAATCATAAGAATTTAATAAAGTTTTGGAAAAAAAATATTTTGTATACAATCTTAAATAAAAAGAGTCATCACCATCTCTCTCGTTAAAAATATCAATTTCTTGAATATTTACATTTAATTTTTTTAAATGTTTTTTTGTTTCGTCACTAATAGTATTACTTGTAAAACAACCACAGTACACATCAATATCAGGTAAATGTTCTCTGATGCTAGTTGAAAGTATTATAGACAATTTTTCGTAATTTAATTTTTTTTTATTTTCAACCGAAAACACTATCGCATAGTTATACATGTATAGATTTTATTTCTCTTAAATGTTTTGGTAATTGATGTTCGAAATCAATATCTTCTAAATCTCTACCACTAATTTTAAAGTTTCTTACTCCAGCATCATAAAATCTTTGTAAATTATTGACCAGAAGATCACCTTGAATACAATTCGGTTCTTTTTTAATTGGACCAGATTTTAGTTTAGGTTTTATTTCGACTTGATAACTAAGTTCGTGTTGTTTTTCCCAAGGAAATTCTATAATAGAATTTAAATGTGATATTTGTGCAAAATGTTCGGAGTAAAATTGGCAAGTGACATTACAGTTGTCATTAACCAGTATTTCATATTTGGATGCGTCTAACTTATTTTCATACATTAGAGGTAATATATTATCTAAATGACTATATTTTGGTACAATTATATCATATTTTTCTTCAAGTTCTTTATAATATCCCTCAAAATTTAATTGATCGGTAGTCGGATGACCAGTGATACTATAAGTTAATTTAAATTCTGGAAAATTTTTACGTAAATATCTTCTTAATGTTTCACTTACTAAAATAACACCATGCAATTTATTTGGATTATTCGAATAAACCATTTCCAACAAATAATTTCCAACTTCATCTCCAACATCAATTATGACTTGATTGGTAAAACCTAAATCTAATCCAAATTTTTGTTGATTGTAAGTATCTATTATATTTTGAGTTAATTCTATATTTCTATTAATTCTGCCGCCATTCCAAATACAACTATTAGGCATATCATAATAAATCATTTGTAGACCATCAATTAAAGACCTATTTTTAACATTAAACATCAATATGTTTTTATATTTTTGTACAGCTCCTCCGACCTTTACTGTAATCATTTTACTTTCCTAAAAGCATTAATTTTGGTAAAGTCATTTTTGTTAGTTTATAATGAACTATACCAATATTAAAGTTTAAAATATTATTAATTGTAGTATTTACAAATTCATCTACAAATAGATAATTATCTTCAAACTCTATGTTTGTAAAATCATTTTTGAGCATTCTCTGTTGTATTCTATCGAAACGCATTTTATCAATATCATACTTATTATCGGATATAATAGTGCCAATACGTAATATCATCCAATTTTCACATTTATTCATTATATAATTTTCAATGTAAAGTTTACACAAATTATAACAAGTTGTTCCCGAATGATTTAAATCAATATCATTCACACCAGTGGTACTAGCAAAAATAATAGGGTTTGAATAGGAGTCTATTTTATTAATTGTATTTTTTACATAATTGTGCATAACTTGAGAATCGTTTTTATCCAAAGTAGAACCCGTAAACGTAGGACTGCCCATAAGAAAAAGTATATCACTACCATTCACATCTTCTTGCCATTTTATTTCTGTTCTTTCTCTCAATTTTTTAGAAAGAAAACCGTTCCAACCTGTCAAAGACACTTTCATTTTTTCTTAGACAATTGTTTAATCATTTTAATACCTCTCAATTCAAAGTTTGCAGCTATAGAATATCTAGGTATATCGGTTTTATTTTGCCTTATGCCGTGTTGTAACCAACTAGGGAAAAAAATTAAATCACCAGTTCTACCATCAAATTCAAAATATCTATTTTCATGGCGCCTCGATTCGGATAGTGGTTGTGTTTGCCAAATTAATTCAATGGGATTTCCAAAATATAAATTTCCCATTTGAGAACTTTCTTTTTGAACATAAAAAACAGCTGATATAATTGCAGGTCCATCAACATCCAAATCATGTGGTCTATCATGATGTCTATCATGTCTATTAGCCCACATACTTGTCATTTCAATTGGAAAATGATTGGAATAATTTAATAATTTCCAATAGTTGTTTACACTATCATTCATAAATTTTACTATTGGACTGAATACTTCTTGTTTGTGTAAATCTTCTCCTACTTCTCCAGTTTTACATTGTTTTTTTAAATAGTTCTCAATGTGTTCTATCACTTTATCTTTATTCCAATCGACATTTATTTTTTCAACTAAAACATTAATTGGAAACAATGAAATTATTTCTGACATAATTATCAATCCTCATTTGGGTTTTCTACTTAAGTAAAAATCGCCGCCACAATAATCCCAACGGCATATTGTGCCAGTTTTATATAATAAAGTTAATTTTGTTACCCCAATTTCATCATGTACTAAATTTGTATATGCTTTTTCTGGAGAACTTTCTCGTATGTAGTTTGTCATATGAATACCACAATTAAAAACATTACCATCACCATTAATTGTTATACTTTCATTACCGGCTGCACAATGCCAACCTCTAGCATCTATACCGAATTTAAATAAATCATTCGTGGTATACTCAACATCATCTATAAGATATTTCTGTTCTGTTTTATTATATTTTTTATAAAACTCCATATGTTTAGCTTCGATTTCTGGAGGGTATTTGTAGTGACAAAATCCATATATCATTTCACTATTAACAATTTTATCATATTTCAGATAATCTACAATACTACTATAGAACTCATCTGGATATATTTCAATAATTTCTCCATTATAAAATAAATGAGTTCTCTCCACATTCTCCAACATGATATCTAAATTATGAATCTCCACATTCATTTCTTTTAAAAGATTCCAATTGTGATTAAAATTATTAAATTTTTTTAATCTTTTTAATTCCAAGTAATGAAAGCTTACATTAAAAAGGTCACAATATGGTAGTATTTCTTTTAACTTTGATTCTTTTAAAGTCAAATTGGTTTGCATCTCATTAGACGCAATAATATTTGTTTGTTTTCCCTTATCATGAATATACTTCAGAATATCAACTATCTTAGGATGTGTTGTTGGTTCTCCACCATGATAGTAAAACAGAACAGACTTTAATTTATTTTTTTGTAAGAATTCAAATATCTTATCAATCGTTTTTATAATATCTTCGTATTTGTAATGTTTACCACTATGCCAGTGACAATAATTACATTTGAGGTCGCACGCTTCAGTAATTCTAAATGTAACGACATACTTAGACTCCATTATTGAACTGTTGTTTAATTGTAAAACCTTGTAAGAACATTTAGGCTTTATTTGCCCAACTTGCATGTCCTCTTTTTTTCTAACTACTTTTATTTTTTCCCAGTTGGCCATTTTACAATATTAACAGATTTGCTATTTAAAACGAATCTCATTAATTCTCCATAGTATTCATCATCTTTCATTTCTCTACCAGTAATTTTAAAACTCCTAACTCCATCTTTTATTAATTTTTCCATCGCTAATGGTTTTATATCCATACATTCATATTTACTATCTTTGTTGAAATCAAACTTAGGAAGCCAACATTCTTCCACTTCCTTACTATACGGTCTACCGGCGGTATTTTCATCTGCAATTGCCTTGAAGTGTGCATCCCAATGTTTACATCCATAAACACAAGTATCATTCAGCATTACTTCCCACTTTGTTTTGTCCAGTTCGTTAGACCTAGGATCAAATATGTGTTCAAACCTAGGAACGATCCAATCATAATTTTCTTCCAATTTTTTATAAAATTCTATATCTTTATCTTGTAAAGGTATGTTTAATAGTCCCATTCCAGTAATACTGTAAATTAAATCGTATAATGGAAATTTTTCTCTAACATATTTTCTCAAGTCATCATTCACAATAATTAAAGCATTTCCTTTTTTGTGAAATTTCTCCAGTAAATGATTTCCCAATTCGTCAGTCAAATCAATATTATGATTACTAAATGTTAAAGCAATCTTGATATTCTTACTATAATAATATTCTATCAAATTATCTTTATAATAAACATCCCTGTTTATTCTACCTCCATTCCATTTACATTTATTAATGCCGTCATAAACCACCAACTCTTTAGAATCGACTATGTTTTGACTTAAAAATTTTATTAAGGGAACAAACTTACTAAAAGCTCCGGCTAAAAGATATCTCATATTACATTAGAAAACATTTTGTTTTCGGGCACAATTTGTTGACTTTGATTCTATAACAACAGTTATACAAATCTAAGTTGGGTGAGTAGAGGAAGTATTTATCTTTATATAAACAAGGTTTTCCAAAAGTGTTAAAATTAGAATCTATCCAAAGATCACTTCGTTGTTTACCTAGTCTTTCAATATCTTCAAATTTAATTATTTTTCGATACATTAAATTGTTTTTTAAAGAAAGATATTGTGCGAGTAAAGTATCACTATGACCATCACCAAAGTCTGTTACTGGAGTTAAAAATAAATTGTCGTGGTCTAAAGATTTTTTTACTGCAAAATAATAATCTATAGCTTCTTTACCGGTGTACATCACATCTATAGTTTTAATATTAACTTTAGTATCTTTTAATCCCTGAACTATATCTTCTATAGACGTTTCTGTAGGATGAACACTTATATTAATTTTAAATGGATCTTTTATTTTTTGAATTGTTTTTCTACTATAACTACTGAAGTTCGTCTGTATAACAAATGGAATATTATATTCATTAAATGTTTTTATTATAAAATTTATTTTTGGATGAACAAATGGTTCCCCTCCAAAAATAAATATTTCTACACCGGGATATGTCTCACCTAATTTTTTTATAAAATCTTTTATTTTTTCTTCAGTCAATTCTGGTCGCATACTAGGATCCAAATTTGTACAATACTCACATTTATAATTACATTTAAGTGTAATTTCCCATTCAACAATCTTACTCATTTTTAATTTTTAATTGTTTTAAAAGACCATCACAATTGCAAGCTTTATGTGGACAAACCATAGGAACAGTTTTGGTTATATTTTTAAAAAAATCTCTATTGCTTATGAGATTAATATTATCAGTTTTTGGCATACAAAATTTAACAACGTTACCTCTAACGTCAATTTCATAATTATTGTTGTAACAATTCCATCCTTTAAAATTGGTTAATTTATCCCTAAATATAATATAATCATTAAAAAAATCATCATCATATTTTAATTCTTTTTCATACGACTCTAAAAAAGAAAAATATTCCCAAAAATCTTTTCTATAGTTAAACAATTTAGTGATACTATTACCATATAAAAAGTGTGGATGTATTTTTAAATTGGGTATTTTTTCCAAAGTTTCAAACATATTTTTTATTTTTGGCCATAAACTTTTATCATGGTGAAGCATAACATTCACTTTACATTTATAACCTCTACCCAGCATATGATGTATATTATTGAGAAATCTATTTTCATCCGTACAATCGGCCGGGTGGTAACTGAATAGGAAAGCCAGTTTATCATAATGTGGGTGAAGTGTCAAATCCTTTTCAGCATTTGTTACAACATAAACCCAATTAAATTTCTCCATTTTACTGATTGAGTCTAAAATATGGTAATAATAAGGACCTAAAGTTGGTTCGCCACCCAACAAACCCAAATTAAAATTCAAACTACTTCGATTTAAAGCATCCAATACAGCATCAATTGTTTTTTTACTAGATAGTTTACCCCATTCTTTACCATACTCATTTCTAGCGTAACAATAAGAACACTTGAGTTGACAAATAGTAAGACTATCCCAATGAATATTAATATGATCCGGATCTTGATCTTTATGATGTTGTATTTTGTATTTCATAATTTTTTAAAAAGTCCAAAGATGCCGTTACGTTTATACTTTTTTTTGTTCCAGGAAAAGAAATATTATCATTACCATCTTTTGTTTGGTAGTAAAATACTTTATTGGTCATTCTAAATTTCTTCGACTTTTGTGAAGCGTGATAGACCAGTCTAATATCATTATGAATATTGTTATCTATTCCAAAATAAAAATCTTCAATTACACTTCTTTTAAATATAAATTGTCCTAATTGTAAATGTTCTAAGTTTAATTTATTTAAAAATTCACATTTATCGTGTATAACTTCATCTTTAAACAAATTTATTATTTCAAAAGTATTATCTGGCTTATAGGTAGGACAATAATTTCCAGCTATAATATCAGCATCAAAACTTTGTTCGAAAAATTGCTTCCTCAAATAGTCATCATCTTCCAAAAAATAAATATATTTTCCTTTAGACTTAAGAAATAAAAATTCATATACACTTGATATATTATTAAATTTTTCATAATAATAATTTACATTAGTATTTTCAATTTCTTTTATATCAGAACTATCATTATTTACAATTACTTCTATTTTTGGAGTTAAATATGATAAAATTGAATTTAAACTTCTTTCAAAAAGTTTAGGCCTATTATGCGTAAGTATTAAAATAGATAAATCAATGTTTACCATATTAATCTTATCTTTTCTCCAAAAACAGGATTTGGACTAACTTTATCTTTAAGTTCATTTTCTATACCATCACATATATAAAAATATTTACACTTTGTACATTCTTCGGTTTTAAAGTAACTATAAATTCTCATTCGTTCCGCTTCAGAGAAAGAATGTTCTACTTTTTCATTGTGCGTATAATTTTTTTTAGTGTCTAATGTTCCACTATAAACCGCTTTATTCCAATCTTTAAAGTCATATATATGATGATAATGGTTTTTTATATATTTTTCTTTTGATGGCATAAAACAATAAGGAAAATATCTAGCATTAACTTCGGTTGAGTCCTTAAGGTCATCAATATAATTTGAAACATAGGAACAAATTGTTCCGTAATCAATAGGATAAAAATCTTTATTGTCTCTCCAATAATTGAGAGCAATAAAATTAACTTGGGTGGGGTTTAAAGATTTTATAAAAGAAGTGTCTATTTTATTGTAGTTTTCATGATATACAGTTGTGTTCAATCTAACTTCAATATTTAAACGGTGGGAGTTCTCAATAGCTTTAATTAAATTTTTAAAAGCTCCTTTTTTGCCTACAATTTTATCATGAACACTTTCATCCGTACAATGTAGACTAAAGAGTATCTCTCTTAAACCTAAGTCGAAACTTTTTTGAATAAATTCTTTATCACTAAATTTACCTCCGTGACTAAGGCAACTAATTCTATCAAATTTATTTTGGCAATAATTTAATATATTAAACCAATTCGGTTCTACACTACTTTCACCACCACTAAGATCGATTTCTTTTATGCCATAGTCAAGTAAATAATCTATTCTTTTGTAGATTTTATCAAGTTCATCTCTCTCAGACAAACTATTTTTATAGTAACAAAATTCACATTTATAATTACAGAGTTTACCAGTATCTAATTTAGCTCTATTGTTAATAGGTCTATCATAATCTATCAGTATTTTTTTAACACTTAATTTGTTCATTGATATAATTGATAAAAAAATCACCTTGTTCTAAAGATGTATTTTTTATTCCATCCTTTTTTCTAATTTCTAAAGCTTTATCATAATAATCTATATCATAAACAACTTCTTTATCATAGTGCATACACTCTAAAATAAATCTATTGGAACAATCTTTTTTGCCAGGTAATTTAGTATAAACATATGTAGAAAATTTATTCCACATGTCTGGGACTGGAACTTTATATGTTTTTATTTTTGTATAAAGTTCTGGTTTATTTGTAAATACTACTGTGTTGTTGAAAGAATATTTATTGGAAATTTCAGTTATTGTTTCTTCAGACATAAATCTACTAACATCTGTCAAATAAAACATTACAGAATTTTCTACATCATCATTTATTTTTTTAAATTTTGAATATAATAATTTTTTCTTATAATCAAAAACATTTATTTTTTTAGGAATATCATCATATATTTCAAAATCTTGAAATAAGTGACATTGCGCTTTATTGTTTATATAAAAGTCATAATTTTTTTCATGACATCTGAATAGAAAAAAATTATCTGTATATATTTCCGAATTATCAAGTCTTGAAGATCCGTCAACTATCAATAAATTTTTTGACAATAATAGTTTTGGAAAAGGATGGTATATTAAATTTTCAACAACTAGATTATCATATTTCGTGTTTAAAGCTATATTAAATTCGTCTATTGTAGTACCATCGGACAATAGTATACAAGGATTTAGATTTGTCCAATTTTTTATAGCCCAATAATATTCAATCATTTCAAATAAATGACCACAAATTCCAAATTTGAAACCAAATGAAGTAGTTATAACTAAATCATAGTTTCTCAGATTTACTAAAGACACAGAATTAACCGGTGATAATTTGTTCCACTGTTAATGGAGTATAACCTAAAAATTCAAAAAAGTTTTTTGGAATATTATTCGCAATTTCTAAATTTAAATTATTTTCTAATAACGTCATATATTTTTCAAAACCTTCATAATCTTTATAATTATTTGGTCTCATTCCAATTTTTAAATTTTTTATCAAGTCAAAATCCAAAAAGTTTTGATTTAACTGATCCATCAAATTTTCATTTATTAATTCTAATCTATAGTTTTCTTTTTCATAAAGACTAATAATACCATTATAATTTACAATTTTTTCCGGAAAATCTATCTGATTTTCATTTAGATGAAAATTTTTATTGGTTAAAAAATCTTCATATCTAATATTAAAGGTATTTGGTAAATTTTTAACCATTACCATATTTAAAATAGAAATTAATCCATTTTTTAACTGACAATCAGGATCTAATTGATTGCCAAAAATGCAAGCACTAGGATTCCTGAAAAAGTTTATAACTCTTACATTTTCTGTTCCTAACTTTTCCCTTAGGGTTTTTATACAAGAAGCAGAAAATCTTCCAGTCCATATGTTAGTTATACTATCATCCTTCAAGTCATCTAAAAGTTTTTGATACTCCATTTCATATTCTAAAGATTCATAATTTTCCAAAAAACATTCTTCACTGAATAAATTATCTATACTTGTTGTAGGCCAAGAATCTATGAAATGATGTTCTACAATTTTTTCATTAATGTCGTGACTAAACTTATCTATTTCTTCCAATAGATAAGTTTTCTGACCTTCGGTCATTATTAAAAGATCATTGTTTATATTACCCAATTCCGAGTTATTGCAATATATATTTGTTCCTTCTGAATCGAAAATTATGAATCCATCATTTTTATATTTTACAGTATAATCTTCAAAATTCCATATCTTTTCAGAATCTAAAATACTTCTAGCAATATATCTTAAATGTATACTTTTAGGTCCATTTATTAAGGTTATCAAATTTATCTCCTTAGATAAGACTCTACAATTTCATTAACACTCGTTTCATCATTCAAGTTTGATAAATTATTTAATTTTTCAATAATATCGTAAAATTCATCTTTTTTTCTTTGTAATTCTTTTATAGAATCTCTAAGATTAATATATTTTTCCAAATCATTTATTAATTGTATATCACCAGTTTCTATAATTTTTATATAAATTTCTTCCCTATTATGTTCACTAATAAAATAACCTTTTGACGTAAATTCATTATTTAACATTAAAAAACTTACAAAATCCAAAAGTTTAAAAGTTAAAAGTTCATCTCCAAAAATTCCTCTTGCTTTTAACTTACATGCATTAATTGCTTTTCCAGCATAAGTATTCGCATCAATACCTTCAATTTCAACTCTATCATTTTTCATTTAATTTCTCCATTATTTTATAATTAAAATATAATCTTATTACATTGGTGGCAGCATGATGCACAAATATTTGTGGTATAAAAGAATGTGTTATACTAGTAATGGATGCAATTAACAGTCCATTAAATATTTTAACTTTATTGAAAGGATTTATCATTCCATCTTCGATCAATTTTACATACTGCTTTTTATATTTCTTTTCTTCTAAAACATCTTTTTCTGGTTTTCCACGATTAAATGTTTCATCTTCAAACCATCGCAACATTAATCCATGATACATTGTGTTTATTCGTGCTATCACAAAGTTTTCTAAAAATTTTAAAGAGAAAAGACAATAAATTAAAAAAATGATGGAACACAAAAATAACCAAGATCCCAATCTTATTCCATGATTAAAATGTCTTATGTAAGACATATTGGTTTCTTCTAAATGATTTAGTTGAAAAAACATAATATTTTTAATTAGGAGTAATTACAGTTGCAGGTACATGCGTAATTACAGTTACATGTACAATAATTGCAATTACAAGTACAATAATTACAATTACAGGTGCAAACTTGCCCAGCAGAATTCAAAGCATTAATGAGAGAATTCAGAATTGTAGCTCTAATTTGAGTTGCTGGATCTGTGGTAACTGCTGCTGGAACACCAGTTGGTGCAGCAGTAGTAGGAAAGGTTGTTATTGTGGGACTATTTACTGTCGGACCATTAGGCAAATTAGCATTTGCACCAGACCAATCATTATAAACTTGATTTGTCCTAGAATCGGCAACAGCAAAAAGTGCTCGGATATTATTAAAGTCGGCAGCTCTAATGTTTGTTGTTGATAACGAACCTTTAGTGGCGCTGCCTCCCCTTCTCGTATTTTCTTCTTTTGCTTTATCAAGCAGCGATTGAAAAAACGATCTAGTTATTAAATCCTCTCCAGCTACAACATTCGCAAGATCATAATTCACTGCATTACTACCAACAGTTCCTTGTATAGTTATTGATAGCCTTTTATGTTCACCAGCAGGAGTTGTGTTAGTACCTACTCCAAGAGTAGTGTCAAACATTTTACCTAAAGCCATCTTATATTTCCTTTGATAAAAAATCTAAATTATTTTTTGCTGAACTTTTTGCTAAAAACTTTTCATAGTCATCAAGATCGGATGTTATAAAGTCTAAAGTTTCCAAGTCCGGCTCTTTATTACTAGATTCTTGAGTATTGTTATTTTGAATAATTGATAAAACCATTTGTTCAATATCAACACCCAAAGCATCACAAATTTGTTGAATGTAAACAGAAATATCAATTTGTTCCTTTTTCTCATTATTTTCAGAAATAGATTGTGCTAAACTCATAGCTGTGTCAAAACCTATCCAAATTAAGTTGGCGAGGCCTTCATCATATTCCGATATCTCTTTAATATTTTGTGAAATACTCGTTAACTTTTCAATTACAATTTCTCTATCAGTGCTCATATTATTACCTTTTCTTTAAAATCATGAAATTTCGGGGAGTTCTCATAATTACCATATGTGGTTACATTACCCTCGTCAGTAAAATAAGTTTTTACTTCCTTTCTCTCACCACATCCATCACACATGTCACAAAATAACTCACAAACTGGAACATCAATTATCCTATTTATCCAATCTTTCCTGAGACTTTCTTTCATGTTTTGGAGCAAGTCAATTTGAATTTTATTGAGAGTTTCCCACGCAACGGATGTTATAAGACGGGTTGGTTTAAAATATCTAATAATATTGGACATATCTTCATAGCAATTATGAACGTTTTTGTGATGTATGGTGTATCTTATCCTAAATTTCATTGCGTTTTTTCTCAAATTTCTGAAAACTTGGATCATTAAATTAGTTGAATCCTTGCCGCCGTGTGTGACTCTATCCGAATTTCCTATACCGTCAAAACTAACGTCTATACTTAACAAGTTTTTTTTATAAAAAAAATTGTTTTTTGTTTCCTCTATAAAACTTTGTTTTAGGTATCTTATGCCATTTGTGTTTAAATTAAAATGAACATTTTTCTTTTTTGTATAGGCATAATTCATGGCATAACAAACATTATCCCATTCCATAGTAGCTTCTCCACCAAAAAGAACAAATAATGTTTGACTATTGGGATCTTCTCTTTCTATAACTCTATCGATACTTTTTTTAATATCTTCTTTAGACAAAATTTGTGGAGGGCGACCAGGCAAATCTTCATAACAATATGTACAAGCTAAATTACATTTATTTGTGAAATATAATACATTTACTCCCGAATCTTTAGTTACAGTTTTATCCGTTTCATGTCCTACATAAAAATTTATTTGAGGATACTTTTTTTTGAAAGTTTCGGCGTTCATATTTCTTTTTTTCGTCTAGCACTTTTAGTTTTATCCATTGTATAGACATTATTAGGATTCATTTCTTTACGCTGTTTTGCCGTTTTGATTATGAATGACATATTGTCCAAAAATTTAACATAATCAAATTTATATTCGAATAAATGTCCTCTCTCAGTCAGTTCAAATCCTACATACTTACTATCGACTTTGGCTTTTCCCTTTTTAGCTTCTTCTATTTGTTTCGACAAATCATCAACAGTCAAAACTTTATTGCTTTGATGTTCAACTGGTTGCATCTCAACTTTAATAGGTATAGATACAATACTTTTAAAATTTTTCTTCATTAAATTTCCTTAGGATACATCATAAGTCCACCTTCACAAACTTCTTTTGGACAAATAACCTTTTTCGTAATATCTTTTAAAGATAATGGCATAATTTCGTTAGTGCAAACATTTTTAACTACATTATTTAATTCTATTTGAAAAGATTCCGGTAAACATTTATAGCCTTTGAAATTATTTTTTTTATCGTATAATAATCTTAAATTTGTAGTATTTTCTCGAAAGCCATTATCATATAAAACATCCATATCAATCATAGATTCAGCAGTAGAAGCTTCTACGAAAAAATCTTCTTCTAAATTACTTGAATAATATTTTGTGTCTCTTAAAAAATTTAATGTAAATTTTATATCCTCCAACTTACACTTATCAATAATTTTTAAAATGTAATTTTTATATTCAGGCATCATACTTATATGAACCTCACAGTTTAGATTTTTACACTTATCTAAAAAATCTTCTTTGTGATATTCGGGGTGAAAGGATGCGTAATATGTAACTTTCGAAAAACTTTTTATATTTTTATAAAAATTTTCTGATCTAGTTAAGTTAGTAAAAAAATAAATTTTAGTTAAATTTTCAATTTCATTTAATCCACTTAATATATCTTCGATATTGGGATGTAATGTTGGTTCCCCACCAGTCAAACAAATCTCAAAAGGTTTAGAAATAGTTTTTAATCTACTTATAATCAATTTATAATTATTTGAAATTTGAGTATTATCATTATAATCATAACTCAAATGTTCCTTTACATTACAGTAGGAACATTTTAAATTACACCAATTTAATATATGCCAGTTAATTCTAAGAATTTTATCTTGACTGGTGCAAGAAACAATTTTCATGTTAGTTCCTACACTCCACACCTTCATTTTCAACACCAACATTTTCGATATAATTTAAAACCAAATCTTGGAAAACTCTTTCGTCTTTACACTCATCTACCACTCGCATTGCTTGTTCATAATATATGTGGAACAATTCACAAATACTATCTAATGGTTTATTATCATTCATAATTTGAGAATATGTACAACCGGCATTACACACCTGTTTCAAATCACACGGTTCACATTTATCATAATTTTTTGGATTAAAAATGTCTTGATAGTACCTAAAATTATACTGTTCATCCATTTTCATAATTTTTTTGGATGCAAACCTAGCGCAAGGGTAGAATTCCCCAGAACTCATCAATACTCCACCATTAGTTCCAGCAAAACAACCAAAAGGTCTTTTACCTTTCACTAAACCATAGAGAATATCTAAAATAGCTAGTTTTAAAAATCCTACTGAACATGGTTTACCAGATTTTATCTTTTCTATCCAAAAATCTGCAAGTCTTTCACATTCATATCTAAACTGTATTATATCATCTTCTGTCCAAACATCATCACGAACAATACTAAAATCGGGATGATCTATACCCCAATCTAAGAGAAATTCAAAATTCTCTTTCATGTCTTTTGTATTTCCTGGCCATATCATGACCTTACATCCGTTTGTCAAATTCTTTATGATATCTTTCTTATATTCATACATCGAAAGTATACCATCAAACAATTCGCCTGTTTCTGGATTAGTATTTTCCAAAAGTGGAAGTAAAGGTCTACTCTCATTAGAACTCATACCATCAAAAGACCAAGAAACGCCAACACCATTATTTCTCAAATAATTAGCTTTATCTTGATCAATCATCGTTAAATTTGTGATGATATTAATACCTTTACATTTATCATCCGATCTTAAATAAGGAACAGCGTGAGTTATTAGGTCCCAATTTAATAAAGGTTCACCACCAAAAAAACTTACATGATAATCTTTATCACCGGACCTTTGCATTAATTTTGGCAGGTCTTTCATACCCTGATCAAAAACTTCTTTCGTCATCCAAGTTGGTCTGTTTGCCACATAACAATACGGACAACCTAGATTACACTTTTCAGTAACACTTACTTCTAATGTAAACATTTATTATCCTTATACTGTACACTGTTCAGCCTGAATTTTAATTACAGGCTTTTTATAACTCTTTAGTGCAGTTCTTAATGCGTGATGTACTATCTCGTTTGTCTTAAATACTTTACAGACTTGCCAATTTGCTGTATGATCACTCCATTTTTCTAGATATGTTTCTTTTTCTGATTTTTCATAAGTTGCCGCATTACATTTCATACAGAATTGACTGTCACAGTTCATACAATCTAAAGGTTGATTCTTCAACGCATCCTTATACATTTGAGATTTTTCTTCAATCAACTGATCCAAATCTGCAACTTTAAAAATATTTCCTAATTTATGTGAATGCGATTCTTTGTACATGCATCCATGGCAAGGACTCAAATCGCCGTTTAAATCAACACTTACGTAATTTATACCTGCTGCACATAGAGCTCTAGATTGTTGGAACCATCCAAACTTCTCAGGAGGTAATTTATTTTCGTAAATATGTTTAGCAATTTTCTTCAATCCATCCTTTAATACTTCCAATTTAGGCATAAATTCTTCTTCTGTCAATTGGCTGTATAAATCTGGTGTTGGAAAATAATTTTTATCCATTTCTATGACATCCAAAAAGGCTTCATAGATTAAGTGGAAATTTTCAGACGTTAGTACAGATTTCAGTGAAACATTCAATCCAGCTTCTTTAGCTGCAATATAGTTTGCTTTGACCATTGCTGACGATGGAGTACCAGATTTAGTCACTCTGGCGATGTCGTTTACAGGCTTTCCATCATATGAAACCTGCAACTTTAATCTACCGGGAATCTCATTGTGAATTCTAACCAAATCTTTTAAATATCTCTTTAAATACGTTCCATTTGTATAAAAGAAAAAAGAAAAACCAGGATCATGTTTAAATTTTTCTATGACACCTTTACAAAAATCCCAATTAACAAATGGTTCACCACCCCAGAAATAAACATCTTTTTTGGGATCAGAAATTTTAGCCATAAATTCTTCAACATTATCTAATGTCAAAGAAGTATTTTCTTCAAACTCGGTAGATAGTCCACATTCAAAACCTTCGGAACAATATGTGCAAGCTAAATTGCAGATACTTGTTACGTTTATATCTACTACCATTTTTTCTCCTTTTTATTTAAACCAAAGACGTACTAATATATAGTGTTTGACAAAACTGTTCAACAAACTTATTCATTTCTAAACTTTTGATTTAATTCCAAAACTTTTTTAAGTATTTCAACATCATAATTTTTAACTAAACACTCTGTGTCTTTTGGTAAACAAGGCCCACCAAATCCTTTTTTACCATCAGGACCAGGTACTTTGAAATGATTGGATCCCATCCATGGATGTTTAGAGAGAACAGTTATAGCTTCATTATAATCGACACCCATTTTTTTAGCAACCTCATACATAGAGTTCATAAAAGTTACCTTAGTTGCATAAAAGGAATTCATGGTGTATTTTATAAATGATGCTGTATTAATATCTGTTACAAAAATATTTTCAGTATCTACGGTAGAATGTTTTTTATAAAGTTCCAAAGCCTGTTGAGATTTTTTACCAGAAAGTATTAATAAGTGTGGATTTACAAAATCTTCTTTCGAGGTTGATCTTGATAGAAATTCTGGGTTATACACAATATCATATTTTTCAAGATATTGCGGCAAAATTGTGGACTTTACTATAACTATTCCCTGATAGTTCATCTCGAAAATTTCATTCAATACTGAAGTAACCAATGAATAATTAGTATCGTCTGTTGGTGTGGGGACACAAACGAATATTGCCTCTGGATTTAATAAACAGAGGCCTTTGACCGTTACGTGATTATATTTCGGATCACAAACGAAAACTTGGGTTTTGGAAAAGCCGTATTCAACGGCTTGTCCAACCATTCCATAACCAATAATTCCAATCATAATTTACATAATAACTACTTCTATTAAACCTTCTTCTTCAGTTTCTTTATTTTCTAAAGCAATAATTCTAAATGGTAAAATTACATTTTCTTTTATAGAAATACCTACACCAGACTTTTCAGATACAGTAATTAAATCACCCTTTTCACAAGTACCAATTATTCTAACAGGTAATCGACCTTTAAGTCCAACTATTAAACCATTTTTCAAGTCATTATTCATTACGTATGCTGGTTTCTCCGATACGATTCCGATGATAGCGTGTTTTTTGGTGTCTTTTGCTGCAGTAACTTCTTTTTTGCCACCAACCATCATTATGGTACCTGTAGGATATTTTTTATCGGACAAATATTTTTCAGCCAAGTCAGCGTAAAGGGCTCGCACTGCGACACCTTGAAACTGAAGTGCCCAAACTTCATTAGAAACAGCAACATCACCAGTAACTTTTAAAGCAGCTAAATTACTTGGGTCAGTTCTAGACGTTGTTGTTCCACCACTTCTAAAAAATACGTTCGAATAGAAATTTGCAAAATCATCACATCTTATAGTGTTTGTGTGAACAGTTCCACCATCAATAACATTTGTAGCATTTGTAGCACTAGTTGCCGAACTAGCAGTAGTTGCAGTACATGCTGATGATGCTGTTCCATTGATGTTTATACTATAAGTACCGGTTAGTCTACCACTCGGCACAGTACCAGAAGTTAAATTGGTAGCATTTAAATTATTTAAATCAGCAGCAGGAACATCCGCCCAAGTAAACTCGGTTCCTGTCCACTTTAAGAAACGATTAGCAACAGCAGGAGCATCAATGAATTGTGTTGCACTAGTGTTTGTTTGATATGGAATTTTATTAGTTGCACCACCAGTAATATTATTTGCTTTATTGGCAAATTCTTCCAAATTATGTAAACCATTTACACCATCTTCAAATTGCCACTTATCTAATGTTTCATTCCATTGGAATGTAGCAGGAGAGGCATTAGTTCCTCGATAAACTTGTATAGCAGCATTTTCACCTGGAGATGTATTTGGATTTAAATCCGAATTAAATACAAAATTGGAACCAAAATATCTAGCACTATCTCCGTCAAATTGAAGATTTGCAGTATTTAATCTACGGGTTATAGTAAGATCACCAGTAATCGTCTGTGTAGGAGCAACTTTCTGCACAGCATTATTAGCTGCTGCAAATGCAGAGTTAGCATATGCAGATCCAGAAGTAGCTTTATCTAAAGCTACAGCGTCTGAAGAATTATTAGCTTTAGCGAAAGCTCCATTAGCATATAATGATGCAGAACTTGAAGTATGTACAGCTGTAGCCGTAGAAATAGCAACGTCATTTAAATCAGTAGCAACTGTATTGGCTTTAGAGAAAGCCGCATTGGCATAAAGTGACGCGGAGTTTGCAACATGTGTTGGTGTATTTGCCCTTAAGAACGCACCATTTGCATAAAGTGCTGCAGAATTTGCTACATGCGATGGTGTGTTGGCTTGAATGAATGATGAATTTGCATGGGTGAAAGCTGAATTCGCATATGATGATCCACTATTAGCTGTATGATAAGCCGAATTGGCATAACTTCCAGCTATAACACCTCCCGCGGTAAATGCTAAATTTGCTTGAGCATAAGCTGAGTTAGCATAACTACCTGTTGTATTCTGTGCGGCAAATGCTGAGTTAGCGTACATACCCGAAGTCTGTGCAACAAAATGGGCTGTATTCACAGCTAAAGAAGTTGCAACATTTGAAGTACTTGTGCTGTTTATTGATGAACTTAAGAAACTATCATCCAAAATTCCATAGAGGGAAGAATATGTATTTCCTCTCGAAATAGTCCATCTATCATCAGCTTCATTCCATCTAATTAACGCATCATCACCTATAGGTCTTTCATTTCTAAATGTCGCTTCAGCGTTTGTTGGTGTTCTCTTATTTAAAATTATTTCACCAACTTCATACTCAATATCACCTAGAGCTGTCCAAGTTCCTTCAACAGTTAAATTACTAGTAATTAATGCAGTTCTTAAAGTAGTTTTACCATCAACAGTCAAAGATTCGTGCTGATCATTCGGTGCAAAAATTCTTGTTAAAGAACCAGTACTCATCCATAAGTTTGATGTGACATTTAAAATAGATGTATTAATTGTAGAAGAAACGATATTATTTGTTACAATACTATTTCCTGTAATTCTATTTGTGGAAGTTATATTCCATGTCGTTAAAGTATTAATCGAAGCTAAATTGATACTAGCAACATTTATAGTAGAACTATTTGAAGTAAGTGTTACTACATTACCAACCAACACCGTAGATGTATTTACAGTGGAATTATTTAAAATAGAATTGTTTGAAACTAATGAAACTACATTACCAGTCAATATCGTAGAAGTATTTACGGTAGAAATGTTTATTGTAGAATTGTTTGAAACTAGAGATACTACATTACCATCAATTATTGTTGCTACGTTAATTACAGCAACATTCGATTCTAAATTTACAATGTTCGCTGTTACATTGGCTATTAAATTTTTAGTTGTTAAAAAATTTGAAGTAGCGGCATTAGTTTTTAATATATGAGAATTTGTAGTAGTATTATCTAAAGTAATAATTCTAGCAAAAGACAAATCATCTAAAACATCAACTTTAGCATATAAAGCATATAGGTTTGCAGTGCTTACATTTGTTGAATATACTTGATCGGAATATAGCGTTTTAGTAAAAGAAGAACCTGTATTAATATAGGATACATTTCCAGATCCATTCAATCGTAATTTTCCTGTTGTTACAGTTAAATTATTTGCTATGGTTATGTCAGTATTTACAATAACATTACTGGTATAAACATTTTGAACAATTTGCAGGTCTCTACCCACGTAAACACTATTCGCCACGTTTAGAGATTGTCCTGGACCCCTAACTGATATTGTTCCACCAGCAATAATATTACCAGTTGCTGAAGATTGAATGCCTAAGAAAAGAGTATTACCAAGAGTCAAACTACTTTGAAATAAAACATTGTTAGCTACTTGTAACGGTGTTCCTTCAGCTGTTATACTTAATAGGGAGGTACCCGAGAGTAGTAATGTGCCTTGAGCTTTATCGTAGGTGTAGAATCCAAGATCATTTAAATCTGTAGCAGATTTATTAGTTTGAATTCTCCACTCATCGATAGTGTTAGTTCTGGCAATAATTGGTATTAGTGAAGTAGGCATCTCTAATTATTAATCCTTCTTTTGAATCAAAGTTTTTAACAACGATTTGATTTCGGTCATATCGTTAGATAATTCTTCTATTTTAGATTTTAAGTTATTTATCTCAGTGTCATTACTGCTCATTTTTTTACCCATTTTTTTTCTAGCTTCATTTTGTATGAGTATATTTTTATTTACAGCCAAAATGGCACCATTTTTCCTATCTTTTACGAATAAATCGCCTTCTACTTTTAAAAGATTTTCTTTCATATATTATCCTGCTGGCAAAGCAATTATTCTTAAATCTTTAACCCTCGGTATTACCGAAGGATCACGCGAAGTCATAACAATCTTTATTGCAAATGTTTTGAATGTGTCGTAAATAACTCCAGCATCAGAAGTGTAAGTCAATTCGTCACTTGTTAGAGAAGGTCGGTATTCATATTCTCTAAATTCAGTTTCATCTATTGCGCCACTAACACTAGGATTCAAACATTCAAATTTACCATAAGGTCTATCGGAAAAACTTATAATATCAGAACTAGATAAAATTTTATAGAAAACATGAATTTCTGTTCCAACAGGTTTATTGGCAGATAAGAATACCCTCAAATCACCAGCATCAAATCCGTCTGTCAAAATAATAGGTTTAGTAATATATCTCGCCAAACATGGTCCACCAGAACTATCAAATTCACTATTTAATACAATAGAGGCATTAGCTGTTACAGTTGAACTGTTTGATGTATGTGGATATGAAATATAAAAGTCATCAACATATCCTATACCAGATGAAGCGACATTCATTCGAACCACATTTCCATCTGTACTATTATTTACAACTATTTCAACATTTGCGCCTTCTCCTGTGGAAGAAATAACAGTAAGCACATTAGCATTTGAGTACTTTGCACCAGCTACAATAATATTAAAATCTTCAGGATTAATTTCACCATTATCAATAAAGTTTTCCCAAGTATTTACATATAAACTCTCTAAAGAAACTAAAGGAGTCACAGCATCGTTTGAAGTTGAAATTTCTAATCTTACTGTAAAATCATTTTTATCTAGTAACTCTTTTCTTCTATTACCTATAGAATAGAAGGTGTCATCTCCCATACTATAAATTGTAGACGGTGTTATATTTCTATAAATTGTTTCTTTCGATGAATTTACTGGTTTAGTAATAACTGAGTAAGAAATTGATATTGGAGAACTAGATTGTGTTGTAATAGACTTCTCCAACAATCTAAATCTATCAATATAAATTTTTGAATCTTGTTTCTCACTCTGTAATAAAAATGTTGCAGAACTTGTATTGAAAACACAACGATTCAATTCAAACATTAAATCTTCATTTAGATATGGAACATATTCCATAGCATTTTGTGATTTATACAAAGTGCCAACATAAGGGTTAACAGAAACAGTTTGATTAGTTAATGTTGTTTGTCCCTTTTCTGCTGTCCAAACAACATAATCTGGAGAATCAGTTAATATAACAACAGCATATAATCCTGGTTTTAAAAATACTGGTGAACTAAAAGTAAAAACATTTTTGGTAGCACTATCATTAATACTAGGTGTGTTTGAGACAATTATTTCACTAGGATATTTTTCAACTACAGATTCAGGATACCAATAATCAAAAGAAGGTGTACCATTTACTGTAGGTCTAATTTGCACTCTGACTGGAAGGTTTTCATCATCCTTAGCACTAAAGAATAAATTTACACTCTCCAAATACAATCCATGTGGGTAAGTTTGTTCATCCACAAAAAATGTTTGTGCTAATGGATCGACTCTCCAAGTGCTTGTTATTGTACTTGTAACTGTTGTCGATTGTAACAATGGTGAAGTAACAGTTCCTACAATTTGATTACTTATTCCAATATTGTATACGGTATCAACTAAAGAAGTTTTTGTTGTTGTTATACCTGATGATACAAAATTTTTATCGGCAAAAGAAATTGCATCTTTATCATAAGAGTTATTGAAAGACTCCGTTAATCTATAAACTCTTTCTCCACTTAAGAAAGTGGCTTGTGGTGGATAAAATATTCCACCAATTTGGCCAGCTTTATTTGAAACATTCGTTCCTATACTATAAGAAAATGTTTTTCCTACTTCGGAGGAAGGTATTGTTCCTGATACTGTAGCTACTTTAGTAGTAGTATTATAAGCAGTAATTGTGTAAGTGGAACCAATTCCAGTTGCAGGATTTACATCAGCGTCAGTAGTTTGAATTCTAACCAAACTTACTGTGTTGCCAGTAATGTCTACACTTGGAGCATCTGCAGCTAATGTAATTGTACTGGATGTTACCGATTTTGTATTTCCACAACGATGATCTAATACTGAACTAATAATTTTAGTTTCTTTCGAATCTAGACCATATACATATTTTCCACTCAATGACAAACTACTTTCATTTACTATAGAAACATTAGCTGATCCCACTTCAGAAACGGCACAAACACCTAAATGGTATATTCCAGTATCTAAAGCATAATTATCTATATGAGTTGATAATTCAGCATTTGTATTGGCAATTAAAACCATTTCTCCAGATTTAAATGGAGTATTCTGAGTTAAAGTAACTTTTGATGGAACGATAGTGTAGTTATCAACTAATGTGCCATCAAAATACGAATAAAATCTCGTTTTAGGTCTTAAAGAAGATCCTATAAAAACTATACCTCTAGGTTTTAAGAAAGGATTTATTGCTGTGTCTGTAATATAAGATCCTAAATCCTGTTTTGATGTTGACACACCAATCTGATCTGCACTTAATGTTGCTCCTGTTTTAACATAAACTTGATCAGTAGTGGTTTGTAAATTACCATTTGTATTTCTATTAATTTGTACTGTCTTATTTTCAACTGTGGTTTTTGTTTCAAACCAAGAAGAATCTGGAACTTTTGCAAAAGGACTATCTTTGTCACTTAGCCAAGTTGGATTCTGTTCAGCTACGTAATTTAATCTATCATCAACGAAATTAAAGGCATCTTCTAATCCTTGAACCGAGTTTAAAGTAACTTTAGCTGTAACACTAGTATCATGGTCACTCGTAAACTCTGGGAAAAGTTTTAACGTTCCATTAAAATTACCATAAAGAGCACTAGCAATAGGAATAGTTTTAGTTGCATATGGTTGATCGGCAAATTTTGTGGAAGTATAATTCATAATCAAAGATTTTTGAGTATTTGTACCCACAACCTTATAACTACCAGAAGAAGTACTTTCCGACCATAGGAGTTTAGTCGTACTCATTAAAGAAGCTGGCTTTAATTCTCCATCTTCTACTTTATTTCTATTATCAAAACCTACATCACCATAATTAGCTTGAACGCTAGTTGAAGTAAAATTGTCAACTAAAATTCCATATTTTGATCTTTCGAGTCCATTAGCATCTAATATTTTAGAATCATTAGCATTTTTTTCTAAAGAATTTAAAGAGACATAATATTCCAATCCTTTAATTCTATTTTCAAACGCACCAATGTCCCTCATGGTAAATCTACGATTATTTTGGAAATCTACACGAACATCTTTTACATTTTCTGTATACGGGGGTATATACAGGGTGTAAAGTAACATATCAGTTATATCATGTGGAGGAATCAAAGGTTTAACAGCAGATTGTCCCTCAATAATAGCCATCTCTTTTGATGGTTTTACAACTACTTTATCAACCCTACTTAAATAATTTTCAAAAGAAACTTCTGCAATTTCATCAGGATCCGGACAAACCGCTCCAGACAAAGTATTTTGAGCAATACCTCTAGTTGGTCTAAAATCAAAAGAAGCTCTTCCAGATAAAATTTTTCCAGTAGATTTATCGACAAACTTACTTATAGTTGCATATGTAATATCCGAAGTTTCGTTCAAATAAGAATCTACAGTAAATAATCCATCATTTTGAGGAGATGGTGCTGATCCATGACTCAAATAATTATACATAACATAAATTGAACTGCCAACAGGAGAACTAAATCCTCTTTTTAATTTGATTGTTGCGTGATCATAATGAGTTTTTCTTTGTCCGTTATCAAATTCATATCTATTAGTTACGTCATAAAGTGGATCAGTCAACATTGCTGTTGTAATGTTACCAGTAATTGTTCTCGAATCTATAATTTTTACAATTTCTAATACGTCAGGTACTTGTAAACTAACAGGAACTCCTGGAGTTTTTAATTTCTTAACTGTACCGGCATCTCCCGCTCCCGTTTCATTATCAAAATAAGTTACACCCAACTCTGGAAAAACATATCCTCCAGAAAAAGCAGTAGTTGTTCCAGTATTAAGTGAAGTTAAACCCGTTGTAGTATCAATCATATAAGCTACTTTTTCATGTTTACTTACAGATAATGGGTATAAAACTTTTGATCGTATAGCTCCAGTTGATCCATTTTCCGCATTATTCACTTTAGTTGTTACTATAAAATCTGCTCTAATACCACCAAAAAGTCCTGTGTTTGTAGGATCAAAATTGACTCTAATTTCAGTGCTACTTATAGCTGATACGGTATATTCATTATTAGCTAAACTTAAAACAGTATTTGGTGCTATACTTGGAATTCCTCCAGAAGTATCAGGTCGAATAAAACAAATTATATTATCTAAAATAACGCTGTCAGATAAAGTTCCTGGAGTACCAGCAAATGCAAAGGTGTCAGTGCCCTCCGGTGCTAAAGTAATAATTCCTGAACCACTTGATGTCTTATCGCTATAGACTTTTCTTGCAAAAAAATCAAAATTTGTTATTGTATCTTCCTTAATAGCGTCAAAAGGAACATCAAAAATTAATCCTTGTCTGTTAGGTTCAGTAATAAAAGCATACTTATTATCATCGTTAGTTTTAGAATCATCTGTTATATCAGCACCAAAAATTTTTGAACCACTTCTTTTTATTAATGATTCTGCAAATTTAAAATCCGAATCAATTGAAAATGCGTTTGAAGAAGGAACAAAAGGTAAAGCTGAAGATAACGTAATTGTTTTTGACGATCCACTCGATTCTTTAATTCTAACTGGTGCTAAATTTAATCCTGCTCCATCTTTAATACTAAAAAACATTCCCAAATAACTGTTTGCTGGAAGTTGTGCAAAAGATGAAGGTAAGACTATAACGGTATTAGTAGATCCAGAAGAAGCTACACTTCCTGTTATTGAAGAAGTATTTGCATCAAAAAGATTAACTGTAAACTGATGGGTTGTGCCTAGATCGGGATTAGAAGATTTGTTATATTTTATCATATTGGCACGAACTGTACCAATTTTTGAAGAATTATATTCTGTCGTAGAAGCAACACTAACACTGGCATGATTTGCACAATGTATATCCAAAAGTTCAAAGTTGGATATAACTAAGGTTCCATATACGTTTGCTACATGGACATAACTCGAATAATTTGTGGGTAAATCATAGTCATTAATACTAGCTGTGGCTCTTCCTCTAGACACTTGTAATTTTGTTGGAGCTATTGTTTGTACCTCATAACCGCCGACATATGCTTTACCTGGATCCAATGATGCTGTAAAATAATTAGGATCAACGTAATTATTATTTGATGTATCTACGTATTCTTCTTCTAGAGATATTACAAAAGGATCAACAGTATAATTACCAGATTCGTCAAATGTTCTTCTTGCTAAAGTCTTATCAATTTCATTGTAAATAGGATAATCAATTTCTTTTGTTTTTACCCCATCAACAATTCGGATAACTTCGAAAAAAGAAGATTCATCAGCAGAATCTAATGTTCTCTTACTCAATATGGTATTAATTTTAAACCTTGTTGCACCAGGTGCTTGATAATTGAACGAACCTTGTGCTGGGTCTAATAAAGAAACATCATCAATTTCATCAATAACCAATTCATCAAATTCAATACCTATTCTATAAGAAGGTTGTTTGTTAATTGTTTCTGTGTTTAAACCTAATCTATAATATGTTTCTAATACTAAAAATTGAGGACTAACTTTTACAAATTGTCCTTTAAAGTAATAAACACCTTCCTGTATACTAGCTACATAAGAACGTCCTGTAGCATTTGCATCTTCCAATTCAGCAAAAATATTTTGTCCATAGACTTTTAATTCATCGCCTTCTGCAAAAAAATCTCCACTTAAATATTTTACAATTAAAATAGGAAAAATTGTTGAATTATCTATAGCTATAACTTTGGCTCTAATTACTTTAGATGAATTATAAGAAACAATAGTTTTGTCCAAAAAGTTTTCCAAAACAATATCTTGACCACTATATTGACCCTTTAGAATTAGATAATAAGCTCTATCATCTAGGGAAATTTTACCTCCAGTTATTGGACTTCCATTTTTAAATATGTGATTACCAAACTTTTCAATTTGATTGGACAAGATTGTTTGTAATTGAGTAAGTTCTCTCGCCTGCAAGGAATATCCTGGGCGAAAAAGAACTCGCATAAAATTTTTATCTTCATCAAAATCGTCATTATATGGATCGTAATTAAAAAGCTTAGTCATTTATTCCTCTTTTAGAAACTTAAAATAAATCTAATTCTATCTGTTTGGTCTGGATCTCTAGTTACAGGAACTTTATTTGAAACAAATAATATTTTTCCTGAATATAATTCTAAAGATGGGTTTGTTACATTAATTCCTATTCGTATTGAACCACTACTCAATCCTTTTACTGGTTGATTGGGTGTAAAAGTTCCTTTTAAATTATTAAGGTACATAACATTAGTACCCTCATCAAATGAAATGACTTCAGCACTAAATGTGGAATTTTCTAAAGTGTCACCTTGTATAATAACTTCATCGTTATTATAATCTCCAACACCAGGCGACACTAAAACTTTACTATAAAGTGTATATGTATCAGCTGAAGCCAATGTCTCAGTATTATTAATATAAGGATTGTATACTAAGGAAACTTCTCTAAATTCATTTTCTGATGGAAAAATTCCACCAACACTACCATCAAAATCGACATTAAACATTACAGTATTTGCATAAAGTTCTTCAACCGGATCATAACCATGTCCATTTTGCGGAGATAAAACTACATTAGCTGAAGCACCAGTTCCTATGCCACCCGCAACATCAGTAAATATTAAGTTAGCTGTGGTATAATCTTTTCCTCTATTTTGAATAACGATATTTACTACATTTCCACCAACAACATTTGCTTTTAAAACGGCATCGGTTCCATCACCAACAATAGTAATTATACTTTGTGTTGGACCATCAACATAATTGTTTCCAGCATTTCCTATTCTAACGATATCAATACTTCTATTAATTGCAGTTGCTCTAACAAATCTATTATAAGCAACCGGCATCCAATCTTGATTTAAAAATTTTTGTTTTTGATCAGAACTTATAGTGTACAAATACTTCCATTTATATCCGTCAGAAGTTATAAAAAATGGTTCTTCTAAAGAAGTCGCAGATAAAAATAATTCAGGTTCATCCGTAGATGCAATACTATTATTATTATCTAAACATTTGAAAACTTGATTTTTAGAATTTAAAACATAAAATGGTGTTCCAATAGGACAAACTGTACAACCATATCTAGAATACACCGTTCCGGATTGCCAATTATACCTCGGAACCACGAAAGAAACATTGTCTAATTGAATTACCTTCGCTACAATACCCCTATTGTAATATTCAATCAAATCTCTGGTGGATTGTCCGGGAGAAACAGGAGGAGTGTCACCTTGATTCCAAGGCGTTTGTTTGCCAATAGTCGCAAAAAGATAAGACCTTCGATTTAAGGGCAAGTACGTATTCGCACCAACATCCAATAAATTTATGAATTGTTGTGCGAGTAAAGTAGAAAAGGTGTTCGTTATTATTGATGACATAGACTTATTTATCTCACTTTTTGTACAATTATTGAAACAAAGTTGTTTGTTGTTATTGGATTAGTGTCAACTAAAATGGTGTTGGCATTCACAAAAGAGACATTTTTCGTTTCATCAAACACCACCCTAATTGTCAAATCGGTGCTAGAAATGCCAAATTCTGTTTGAGCAAAAATAGTATTTGCATTAAATATACTTTTTACGACTACTGTATTTCCAGAGGAAAGATAGAGCGTTTGGCCATCAACCACATCATGAATAAAATTAGTTCCGTTACCAGTTATTACATTTGAGCTGGATGAAATATTTGCTGTACCATTTATGGTTTTTTCTAAATTTTTTAAAATAATTAAATTGCCAACAGAAACTTCAGATTGCACGTTTGGAGTTATTGACGTTGACACTATACTATTAGAAATATTACTTATATTAAATGTATTTGAATGATAATCTTGCGTTAAATAGATTATTTGTACATTTTGATCAGAAGCATTTTTTGAATTCGTATCAATTTTAGTTACAAAAGTTTTTGTTCCTAATGGATGTACAGTTTCTTGCAATGTTTTCTTAAATTTATAATAATCATTTTCTGTATTAATTATATACGAGAAGTTATGATATTTTTTATCATCTTGAAATTTTTGATCCGAACTTGGTTGACCATCGGTATTCAAGTAAATTCCAGGATATCGAATCAATCCATTTTCAAATTTGGCTGTTGCCTTAGCCTTACCATCGCCGTAGAACAACGAGGTCACAACATTTCCTGTGGTTAAATTATCATCAGATTTTATAGATAGACTAGAATCAAAAGTTCCTGTATAATTATAAACTCTTAATGAATTATTTGATGTTGAATATTTGTCCACATAAGCAGACCAACTATAATTTGTATTCGATGCTCCTTGATAAACAAATGTATTCGCTACATAAATTTGACCTTCGGTAACATCAGTTAATGATATGTCAGCATTTCTCAAAGAAATAATTGGAGCAGAAACATAATCATAACCGTAACTTATAACTCTTATACTTGATATTGCACCAATTCTAGTTGTAGAAATTTCTTTATTTAATCCTTCACCTAATATTTCGGATACTTTTAATACTGCATTTTGTCCTCCACCGGGAGAATTAACTGTTACGGTTGGAAGGTCAATCATAGTATAACTTTCACCACCTCTAATATAATCGGATGTTTCATTGAAAGTTATTGTTTTAATTCCATTATTTCCGGCATGTACAGAACTAACATTCGCATTAGCTCCATATCCTCTACCAGTACTACTAAAAACTAAAAAATCCCCAACAGAATAACCATTTCCACCATTGACTATTTGAATTCTACCTAAAGATCCAACTTCGGTTAATTTCCTTCTATTTAATTTATATACTGAAAGATTGTTTATATTATTTTCAAATTCATCAAAAAAAGTTATTGTGTTTGAACTTACGTTGGCTACAATTTTTATTTCTTCATATCTATTTCTTAAAAATAATTTTACTGTTTCTCCAACTTCAAAAGAGTTGGTTAAATCTTGAGACTCATCTCTCAAAACTCTAGTGCCCTTTACGGCAGTAGTTGAATTTATAATTAATGTATCATCAAGTTCTTCCATATACAAACTATAAATGTCCAAATCGGGTTGAGTTTTATACCCTCCACCAGAAGATTCTACGGTAATAAAAGATATGGGAAAAACATTCAGTGTTTGTTTCGTAGTCAATTCATTTATCGTTTTATTGTCATTTACATTATCAATTCCGTCAATAGTTGAAGAATAGAAAGATTCTATTGTTATATTACTTACGTTTATTGTTCTATAAACTTTTTCATCCAACAGTAATATTTTAGCCTTAGCTTCAGAACCTAATAATATATCTTTAAATCCTCCAGTAAAATCAAGAATTGAGGAATTTTGATATAATGCAGGATCCCTAAATCCAAAACCTCCATTAGTAACAACAACATCATCAACTGAACCCTGTAATACATTTCCAACTGTAGCTATAGCACCAATAGGATTACCAGAACTTGGATTCAATCCACCTATAATTGTAACTGGATCTCCTTCATATCTTAATTCTGGATCATATCCATTGTAATACAATCCTCTATTTTTAGGATCAATTTTAATTTCAGATAAAGATCCAATTAATTTAGCAGTAACAAAATCTTCATTTCCATTTGTTCTTACTATAGTTGTGCTTACATTTTCTCCAGTCAAAAATAATTTATTAATATTGGAAATGTATAATTCTACATATTCTATTCCTAACTGTCGGTCAACCGATTTTATAACTTTTTCAACGATAGCTGTTGCTTTTGAATTTGTTCCGGTAATTTTACATTTTTCAATATCAAAAATATTGGTATCACCAGTCTCAACTCTTAACGATAAAGGTAATACCCATTTTCCGTCAGAAACTTTTAATATTTGTTCTTTTGGAAAATAAATTTCAATATCTTCATTATATAATATTCTAAATAAAAACTTTACTGATTCTGGTGTTCCTTTTGACCTATAAAATTCTCCTACATTTTTTATAAAAGTTCTTTTATCTAAAAGAATTTCTTTTGGAAAATATGGTAAAACTTCTTTTGCTATTTCATTTAAATAGTAATCATCGACCAAATCTAAATCTTTAGACTGTTCTAAAGTTTTGACTTCGTATAATGCATTATTACTACTTTCTAACCATTTATAGTATTTTTCTAAAAAAATGACAAACTTGGGGTTATCAGACCTAATAAAATCAGGTAGTTGACTTGAAACTAAATTGGAAACAATTAATTCTGACATTTTTTTATTTTATGATTTTTAGTTCAACAACAACACTGGTTGGATCCGTTTGATCGAAAGCTAACATTTTATTTTTAATTGATTGTAAAACTGTAGATTTTGGTCTAACATTTATAGAAAGTTCATCAAAATCATTATCTACAGAAAGTGGAGCAAAATTTTCTATTGTTATAGTGCCTAAAACGTAATCTATAACACCAGTAATACCTTCATTTTTTTCGGCATTTAAAATAACCTTTGTACTTCTACTTGTAAGCTCATCTGGTTTAAAATAGGCGATTCTAATTTTACCAAACCTATTTTCTAAAATAGACTCAGCAGTAGCATTTGTTCCTCCACCACCAATAATTCTTATTGCAGCTGTTGTATAACCAATACCAGGATTTATAACTTTTACTGAACTTAGTTTTCCGTTTACGATAATGGCGGCCGCTTTGGCTCCTCGACCATCTCCAATAATTTCTATGGTTGGTGTTGACGTATATCCTGAACCTGGTGTTATAACTGATATCGATTCGACTCCTGTAAATGAAGATGGAACTTCTTCAATAAAGCAGGATCTTTCTATTAAATTTTCGTCAAGTATATTAAAATTTGGTGAAGAATAAAAATTATCGAGTGTTGTGCCTCTAGACAATTCAACACCAAAATCTAAAGTATAAGTATTAGTTTGTGTTAAAACAGGTCTAAATCTCTTAGACAAAAATATTTCCAATTCGTTTGATTGTACAGAAATATCAGAATTATCAACATTAGTTCTTAATTTTGATGAACTAAAAATTGAATTAAATTTATTTAAATTTAAATTTGAAAATGAAGTTATCGCATTTGTAACTTTTGATTGTAGAGTTGATGTATTTAAATCAGTTTTCGTTGGGTCATAATAAACGGTAGAAATTAACTTAATGTAATTATAATCAACATCAACAAATTCTGGAGTAACTGTTAAAACACTTATGGGTTTAACTATCTCATTTATAAAATAATTTTTTTCGGTATCAGAAACTTCAAATCCCAATTTAGGTTTAGCAGAAATAAAAATTTTACCATAAACGGGAGGAATATTTTCTTCTCCACCCCAAACATTAACCGCATCAAACTGTGGATATTTTTGTTGAATTAGTTTAATATAATCATTTTTTGTTACAGCTCTATTTTGAGAGGTAAACTGTAATGGAGCTGCAAACTTAATTTGATCGACAGATTCCTTTGCTGCGCCGCCAGAAGAAGCGGCAACTGGGGTCACACTAAAAGTAGTAAAAGATGAGACTGGTGTCGTGGCAACAAAAGTATTGGCTTTATTAGCAACAGATCCGTTCGTAGAAAGATAGGTTACATTTACTACACCAGCGTCAGGTATTTTTTTACCGATTACATCATCACCAAAATAAATCTGATATTGATTGTTTAGTCCCTCTTGTAAAAAATAAACAGTAGAGTTAGCAGTAAGATTTATTACATCTGTGGCTAAACTATAAACAACCGAATCTGTATTAGATGAAGATTGTTGTACAGTAACTTTTAATGTTGATGTATCAATATTCGAATCTGGTATAGAAAATATTTGCTTTGGATTTGAAGCTTCAGAATGGTTGAAAGAATATCTATTCAAAGATCCTTCGTATATTTTTAAATTATTGAATACGAAATTTGTCCCAGTTTTTGTTACGGTAGTATCTTCTAATGTAACAAAATTATATACTTTATTATCAATCAATGAAGATAAGAAAATATATCCTCTTGGTAAAGTTAAACTACCTGGTGTAGAGTTTAAACTATTGATAGTAAAGTTAATTGTAGCTCTTGCAGCTGTTGCTGATCTTGGAACATATCCAAATTTTTTGGCATGAGAAATAACCGAGTTTCTTAAAAGAGCCGTATCTAAGAAGGATTCATTTGCAATCATGTTTAGATAATAAGCGTTATAATGTGTATTATAAGCCAGTATATCTAAAAGTACACTTAATCCAGAACCGTCAAAATCATAGTCGGTAAATTCATTTTGACTTTTTAAAAAACTTTTTAAATTTGTTTTGATTTGATCAAAATCAAGTTCTGTTACTCTTAAACGATCTGTCATTTATCTTACTCGATCTAGAAAAAATGTTATTGTTATTGGTTCAGTTCTGTTTATAATGGTAAATTCCATATCTATCGTAAAACCATTGTTGTCATAATCTGGTAAAGCACGTATTCTATAAACAGAGGCTCTTGGTTCAAAATTTCGTATTGTCTGAGAAATTTCTCTTTCCAATGCTGCGGCAGTCACAAAATCTAGTTGTTCGAATAAAAGTTTTGAGACATTAGATCCTATTTCTGGTTGAAAAGGACGTTCATAATGATTTGTTAAAATCAAGTTTTTTACAGAATTAATCACAGCCATTTCTGCTGTGTGTTTATTAACGTCTTTTTTTATTGGGTGAACATTGAAAAGGAGGTCTAAGTCCTTATAAGTTCTCGCAACATTGGTAGTAATTGTGGCCATCTATTATTTATTCAACTCCTAAAGAGGTTTTGAGTTTTGCGGTTCCTATTTTATTGGTAATTAGATTTTTTTCAGTACTTCCCGAGTTTTGCATTCCGTTTAGTATCTGAAAATCTTTTAAAATTTGTTGGGAAGCGTAAAAATAATTCTCATCTTCGGTTCTTCTGGTGTAAAGTAATGTATTTGCGGTGTTTATTATTACATTCATTGCATTTACTTGAGATGTTGTCAGTGAAGAAGGCACGGTTTGTAGTGAGTTTTTAGTATTTCCTATACTCCAATTATTAGCCGCCAATTCTTCTTCAATATACAAACTAGTAAACTGGTTTAAAATAGGAGTAGAATTTCTAACATTATCTGTTGTTCCCAATATAGTTAATATCATTCCTCCAGATCCGACACAATCTTGATAATTTGGTTTTATAACTCCTGTAGATGAATCAAAATAACTCTCTGAAACACCAGATATTCTATTTGTATGTTGTAAAAATAAATTTAATTGAGTTACTAAATTATTTGATGAATTAGCTAAATTTTTTATCGCAGCATTAGAACTAGGATAGTTTGTATCTGGACTAGTAGTACATAATGTTATAATTGAATTTAAATTAGAAGATATACTAGAAACATAAGATGCAACAGGATTTTGAAAATAATCAGAACGTGTCACCGCACCATTGGCCAAATCACTAGCCGCCCATGAACTTATTTTTATAGGACTTGTGTTTAAAAAAGCTTTAGCTCTGTCACTCAAATTAATATCATCACCAAATTTAGATGAATCGAAAGTAGTTGTTAATCTATCTAAAACATTTGCCATTATAAAGCTCCTATGCTAGGAATTCCAGTAACTCCTCCAGAATCTCCTGGATGAAAATGATATGTATACGCATGTCTGAATATCTGTATTGGTCCAATAATATCATTCAATACTGGCGCCGTAACTGAGGATAATGATGAAATGGGACCAGCAGAATAAATTCCTGGTGCAACAGCACCAGCATCTGGAAGGCCAACTAAAACTCCTGTGGGAGTTACCAATCCTAAAGCACCAAAAACTTTTTTACTCGCTATTATGTTTTCAGAACAAGCAATAGGTCCTGTGGAAGATATTCCTCCGTTTACAGTTAAATCACCTTCGACATGAACAGAAAAAGGAGCATTTAAATTAATTTGTCCTTCTATTCCTCCAGCAGTTATGTTTACATCGGTTTCTGAAGTTAAATTTACCTCACCGGTGACAACAGCGTCCATCTGACCTTCAATGTTTTGATAAACATTACCTTCAATGTTTTGATAAACATCTCCCTTAACATTTAATTTAGAATCACCTTCTATAGTCACAGAGCAATAACCTTTTATCAAAACATGATTGTTCTTAACAACTATTTCATAATTATCACCAATAATTTTATGAATTTCTGTTCCATCGGATTGTATCTCAGTATAATTTCCTATTCTATGTTGTATTCTCATTCTTTCATATTGTGGTGTGTCATCCATTTCCACAAAATGACCAGAATCGGAATAAAATCCTTTTACATGAGGATAAACTGAATTATTTGCTTGAGAATCGGGTTCATACCAAGTACTATCACCTTCGGGTTTTTTAACTTCTGTATCTGCCATCATTATACCTTTTCAAATGTTGCTTCTATCGCTTTAATTTCTGTATATACTATTGTTGTAATTTCTACTGTTTCTTTTGCTGTTTGGAATGTTTTTTGTGTTTCAGATATTAATTCTGTTACTTCAGAAAAAGATACATTTTCACCACCGGCACCACTTAAAGATATTGATTCGGAAAAAGCATCAGTCAATGAATTAAAAAAATGAGTTAAACAGTCTTGCAACAGAACCAATAATCTTGCGGGTAAACTTAATATCCAGTTTATTAGTTGTCTTATCTGTGCGGTAATTTTTGCAATCTCTAGTACTATTTCATTTATTACTTTTAAAAATTTCTGAATACTTTTGAGTGTAGCCGTTAAAAGTTTAACCGTTTGTTTAATCCACTGAGCTGTGGCAGAATTTCCATCAATTGCAAAAAGAGCAAGTATCTTATCTCTCAACCATTTAACTGCTGTTATAACTTCTTGTCTTTTTGTGAGAATTTTTAATCTAGTTTCATAGGAAATATCACAATTCCAAGTTTTATCATTATTTGATTTTTCTATAGCTACACTATCCGAAGGATCTATAATTGTACTCAGTTGACCAGATTTTGAACCATTAAGATTTGTTGATTGTAAATAAGATTCTTCACTTATTCTACCTTTCGAATCTATTGGTATTAATTTTTTTCTGTCTGGTATAGAAGGTCCAGGTTGTAATGCGTAACCGGGTAAATAAAAAGTATATCCTGTCCAGTTACCTATTAATTCTTCTTGTGTATTATAAACTTTACCAGAAGTTTCATCATATCGGCCTACTCTTGCATCCAATGATCTTGCCTGTTCTATGGAAAGTAAAGCATTCGGCGCATTAGAAGCTTGAGAATTTAGTTCTGCAATTTGTTTATCTATTTCTTGTATTTTAAGACTTTGTTTGTTTATTTCTTCTTGAATTCCTTGTTTTTGCGTATTTACTCTATTTAAATTTGATGTAGAGTTCTTATAAAGATTTGCCAGGTTTGTCTCAGCATCTAATATATTTCTTTCTAGTAGTCCTTTTCTGGTTACTAAATTATCTCTTTCAGTTAGTTCACGAGAATTCCAAACTTGATCAGCATATTGTTCTAATGTTAAATCTTGCTCATCTTCATTTCTATTTGGATACGCAATCTCAGCTAATTTTCTACCACTTTGTATTTGAGATTCTAATTGAGAAATTCTACTATCGTAAGATTGCCCACTTACTGAACCAATTGAACCAACATCATTTAAAAAGTTATTGAGTTCACTTTTTGAGTATTCTATAGCTACAGTCCATCCAGATTCGTCTATAGGTGAAACTTGATATTTTTCTTCATCTGCAATTAAATTTTTTAGTTCTTCTTCATTAGCTTTTTTGGCATTTTCTAATGTTTTCTTTTCTTCCTCTAATTGTGCTATTTTATTTTTAATCGTTGAATAATCTACAGGACTTTGGTTTAAAAATTTTTGATTTTCACTGTCATATTTTAAATAGAGTCTTGGGTCTCTATTTTCTGTTAATTTCAAATAAGGTGAAGGAGAGTGCCATTCTAAAGCCTCTTGATCAGCAAAAGCTCTCATTGCACTACCAAAAGAAAATTTATATTTTACTTTTATTGGAGTGTATATTTTTGGTATAGAAACGGTAGTTTGAGATGCAAACGCCCAAGGAAGGTTCTCAAATGGAGTTTTAATTCCAGTTATATCATGAACACCATAGATAAAAACTTGAAGTCGGGCTAATCCAAGTGGATCAGCATTATTGATAACTATAGCATCTCTTTCTACAACTTGCATAGTCATAGGATTATCCTTAAAAAAATATTACGCATAATTTGTATTAGTTACATTATCAACGCCGATCATTTTATTATATCTATCACTTCTATTTGAACTGTTTGTACAAGCTTCAAAAATAGTTTCGTGTTTATTGTCCGGTGTTAATTTGTGCCGTGCTGCGATGATCATATAATGACCATATAATGTTCTGTCTAAATTATTTTCTCCTGGAACTTTCTCGGAGAATTTAGGTATGTTTAAATATACATTTGCTCCTGATGAAATTCCAAAATTTCCTGGCACTACAAGTTTAACTCTTTGTGAAAAGAAGTTTGCAAATATAGATTCTCTCTGAAATAAAATTTGTTCATAATCTATCTTCTTTTCGAATTCTCCTGGACTATTTTGTTTTATTTCATTTATATTTCTAGATATTAAACTTGTAGGACCTTCAACTATATTTGATTCTGAAAAATTGTTTAATAAATCGCCTTCTATGGTTTTTAAATTTGCCACAGCAGGTCCGTTATTCCTAGAATTTTTTGGATGATTTATAGAATTGTAATCGAAATTTAATTCTAGACTTTGACCTATATTTCTATCATATCCAATAAATTTACCCGAATAAACTCCGTTTTTTATATTTGATAAAATATCAAACTGCTGTATAACTTCAAAATGTCTGGCTCCAAACATATCATTTGTTTCATCCATACGACCTAAGTTTTTAGGATCAAAATTTATATTTACAACCGATTCTTTATCTAACAAATTACTTAAACTAGCAAAGTTATAACCAAAAATATTTTCGTAAAAAAGAAAACATGGTCTGTGATCAGTATCAATTGCCAATTTTGTCATCCACATTATAGCGTCTATTGGATTTAAATATAATGGAACTACAATATCTCTTATTCCTAAAGATGTATCAAATTCTCCTCCTTTTATTTTTTCACTAGGAGTTTTTAAATAATCTCTAAGAATTTTGAGTGCAGTGTTACTATATGTGGTATTTAAATAAGCTTGTCCCACCTTTTTAAATTGTGCCGTAACAAATTCTTCAGAAATAAAATGTAAAATATAAGTTTCTTTAGTTTGATTTACTACATTTCTATCAGACTGTTTATAAATTCTAAAAATTCTTTTTATATCTAAAGTATCATCGTCAACTTTTCCTATGTGAATTTTTATAAAATCATTACCGTCTAATAAAAAAGAATCAGACAATCCAGACGAATCTTCAATTAAAATATTACCAGTTAAACATGGCTGCAATATTGAATCGAAAATGTTTATTTCTTTGTAGTGTGCAATAAGACTTCGTTCAGTTTTATCTTTGGCGACAAGGTTTAATTCTTTTATTATAAACCCAGTTGATATTAAAAAATTCGATTGCATTTTATTTTGTTAAATCTTTAAATTCTTTTTCTAAAAAAGGAACGAATTCTTTTTTTAACAATTTAATTTTTCTTTTATTTTCATTTGTCTCATGTTCATATTCATAATAAGTTTTTGTTCCTCTAGTTCTTTTAAATTCTATTTGAGTACCACCAATTAAAGTGTAATTATTTGAGGTTATTGGAGAAGTATTTGCGTAGTCAGGTTGCGTTAGAATTATCGTTTTTTCTTCAAACTCTTTAGTATCTAATATAGTTTTTCTCTCTTTTACAAAATATTCTTTTACATTTGATTCCGACCAAGAAAGTCCCGTAACCGAGGTATTAGAAGTATCGGCATAATTATTTGCAGAATATTTTGAATCGATATATTTGTTTAGTGTTGTATAACTCATTGGCCAATCTAACAAAGGATTTATAATATTATTAACCATTAAAATTATCCAGTGTCTTTCGGAAGAATCATAAAATTTGTCCGCTAAAATTTCTGGTGTTTCTCCTTCAGGAATAATATAATCATAATAAACAACAGAATTTTGTTTAAAATTTTCATTAAACTTAAATTTAAAAGTTAAGTTTGTTATTATATCTAAAGATGTTTGATCTCTATCGGAAAAATAAACAACCTTAGGAAAGTAATTAAAAAATTTTGACATTTATTACCTTTTATTAAAATCTTCTTTTGGTGGTAGAAACTTCCCACATCGCCACATCGTCCCTATCTCTTCCCGCAACTTCAACAAAAGAATCTTTTGTAAGAATTTCCGTTTCTTGGAAATTTAAAGATAATCTAATACCAACAGGCATACCAGTTTTTCCAATCTCAGGTTGTCCAAAATTGTCAGGAGATTCATATGCAGACCATCCATTTGGTGCATAATCTGTATCTATAGATGTCAAAACACAAGTTGAAATTTGAGGAATATTAGGATTTATAGAACCGTTGTAGTAAAATTTTATATCAAATTCGGATGGTGGCACTAAGAAGAATCCACCTAAGGCTCCAATTCCTTCTTTTAAAACTTCTGGTGCTTGATGAAATCTAAGTCTTTGTAATATTTTTTGAACTTCAACCGCTTCTTTAGAACTTCTTGGATATAACATAAAATCAAATCTGAACTCTCTAAATGAAGGAGACGAATATATCATTTCTAGTTGAGGATTTACAACTGCTCCAAATCCTGCGGCAAAAACTCCTGATCCTGCACCACCGAGAGTTTTTCGTAAAAAATTGTTTAAAATGAATGGTGTTAAGTTTTTAACGGCACTTTCAATTTTTTTCTCTCCTGATCCTTTTATTTGACTATAACCGGCTGTTGCAGCTGCCAAGTAAGCTAGAGGTGAAGATCCAAATTCTATTGTAGAATATTGTTGATTATTTGTAAAATTTAAAGTATCTGGCATATAAAAAGCAATACTATCCGTGGTTCTTTTTATAGTTCTCAAACCTTTTCCAGAATTAGCTAAATTAAAAATTTCTTTCGCAGAATCAGACAATCCTTTACCAAACGAATTTAATCCACCAGCAGCACTCTCAAAACCTTCTTGGAACGTTTCATTCATATTTTCTATTTTTGCATTGGCTTTATCAGAAAGAAAAGAAGCTCCTTTTTTAATCATTTCTTTACTTATTTGTGTAGGTCCAGATTCATTGACATCTTCAACTATTTGTGTAAGACCAGATACAGTTTGCGAAAAAGGATTGGGTGTTCCATTATACTTTTGATTTTGTATAATAGTAGGATTTCCATAAAAGTTAGGCAAGCCAACCTCGTCCTTTGTTCTATCAAATCTAGTTTTTTCTTGTTGATTAATATGGATTACCATATAGTGTCCTTTATCTAAAGAACCTATATCCAAAGGATATCTTAGTACATTACTCATATATCTGCTATCACGCAAAATTTGTTTTGTTAAACCAAGGGTATCACCATCACTCGTATTATTGATTTTGATTTCGGTTAAGTTGAAAAATGCCATATGATTCCTTTGTGAATATATAATATTTATGCCATATTCAGGAAAGTTTACTCCAAAAAATCCGACGAAATATAACGGAGATGCAACAAATATCATCTACCGTTCTTCGTGGGAACTCTACGTCATGAAATATTTGGATGAAAATCCTATGGTTACCTGGTGGGCATCAGAAGAACTGTTCATACCATATCGCAATCCCATCGATAAAAAGATGCACCGTTACTTTCCAGATTTTGTCGTAAAAACGAAGAAAAAAGATGGAACAGTGATGACTTACGTACTAGAAGTAAAACCAGAAGTCCAAACAAAAATGCCTAAACAAAAAAGAAAGACCAAACGGTATTTACAGGAAGCTGCGACTTATGCAATCAATCAAGAAAAATGGAAAGCAGCAGATATCTTTTGTAAAGAACATGGTTGGAAGTTTCTCATACTTACGGAAAACGATCTCGGTCTAGTATAAATAGTCGATGGCATATTTAATCGACAGAATTCAAGCATCACTTCAAAAAGAAGGTTACGCTTCTAGATCAAGAGAATCTAGAGACTGGTTACGCACGAAAGTTGCAAACCTAAAACCAACAAAAGCAAGTTTAATGAATGATATGGCGAGATTGCGTGAGCGTAGTATTATTGGTAGAATGTATTTTTTCTTTTACGATCCTAAGACAAAGGAAAAAATGAAATACTATGATAGATTTCCTTTAGTTTTACCTATAGAACAATATGCAGATGGTTTTTTAGGATTAAATCTACATTACATTCATCCCAAACAAAGATTAATATTGATGGACAAACTTAGTTCATATGCCAACAATGACAAGTTTGACAAAACCACGAAGTTAAAATTAACATATCAAACACTTAAAGCGGCATCAAGAATATTTGAAAAAAATGCTTGCATTAAGAGATACCTATTTACACAAATACAATCAAGATTTTTAGAAATAAGTGCTGAAGAATGGGATATAGCCGTTCTACTTCCAATGGAAGATTTTACATCCAAGAAAAAACCTGTTTCTAAATCTGTAGTTTTTCAAGATTCTAAGGATACATTCTAATGTCTTTTACGCCAACACTCTTTTTATCAAATATTCGAGCCAAAGATGGATTAGCCAGACCGAATAGATTTAAAGTAATTTTACCGATCCCTAACTACATAGGTAATTTTGTTAGCACAGGAGTTTTAGAAGGATTATTAAACTTACCAAATACTCTTGTTACTGACATTACAGATTGGGTAAGTTCAAGAACTAGTTATGAAACAACAGGAGTACCTTTTAAGAGAAGTTCGAATCCCTCTATCACAAGATATCTTTCTTTACAGTGTGATACCGCTGAACTTCCAGGAAAAACATTACAAACAGCCGATGTAAAAATTTATGGTCCGACATTTAAAATACCATATCAAAAACAATATAATGATATGAGTTTAAGTTTTATCTGTACAAACGATTTTTATGAAAGAAAACTTTTTGATCTTTGGATCGATGCTATTATGCCATCTGACACCAACAATTTAAGATTTCCCAAAGATGAAGAAACTAGATACATGACGGACATTCAAGTTCTTCAGTACGACGACTTTATCAAACAAATTTATTCTGTAAAATTAATCGATGCTTTTCCAATAGGTGTCGCAGCACAACCGTTAGCTTGGAGTGATGACGGTTATCATAGATTAACTGTTCAATTCGCATATCAAAAATATCAAACTATCTATGAAGGTTATACTGATCTGGGTGAAGCAGCTGCTTCTTACTTTGGAGCAAAAAGTACAAAGTTATTTGACAAATTCTTTAAATTTTAAATGGAGTTACTATGTTACCTAAAATTGATGTTCCGTTATTTGAAATAAAATTAAGTTCTACTGGTGAGTTTATTAAGTTTAGACCTTTTACAGTAAAAGAAGAAAAATTATTTCTTATGGCTTATGAATCTGATGATGCAAAATATTCTGTAGACACAATTATGCAAGTTTTAAATAATTGTGTAGTAAGTGATATTGATATAAAGGATTTGCCAACATTTGATATTGAACATTTATTTTTAAATATTAGAGCTCGTTCAATTGGCGAAATAGTCAAATTAAAGTACCGTTGTAATAATGATGTTGGTACAGAAGAAGAACCTAAAAAATGTAACAGTTCTGTTGAAATAGATTTGAATGTTTTGGAAATAGAACCAACTAAAGAAGAAAATCATTCAAATAAAATAGAAATCACAGACAAATTAGGTATCATGATGAAGTATCCTAAAATGAACTTGATAAAAGATAACACGAATACAGAAGATTTTAATGTTGTTTTAGATTTAATTATAAACTGTATTGATTTTATTTACGATGAAAACAATGTATATTATGCGAAAGATTCTACTAAAGAAGAATTAACAGAGTTTTTAGATTCGTTACAATCTAAAGATTTGGAAAAAATTAAAGATTTTTTCGACACTATGCCAAAACTTAAAAAGAAAGTAGATTTTGAATGTAATAAATGCGGCTATCACGAAAACATTGAATTAGAAGGTTTACAAAGTTTTTTCGGTTAACATTTGGTCATGACAATTTGCAGAATCACTATCACACCAACTTTGCGTTAATGCAACATCACAAATATAGTTTAACAGAGTTGGAGAATATGATTCCTTGGGAAAAAGATATCTATGTGAATATGTTAATGAGATATCTAGAAGAAGAATCTGAAAGATTAAAAGCAGCACAAAATCAAAAGAGATAAAATATGGCAACTAAAAAACCATCAAGAGGAAGATTAACAGAAATCGTTGCTTCACGAAGAAGTCAGGGTAGCAGCGTTACTGGAGCTTTAGCTAGTGGTATCAAAGAAAGACTTAAGGAAAAATTTGATCCTCGGCAATTAATTAATCAAAGAGGATTATTAACTGCTTTATTTCCTGGACTAAAAACATATCAAGCAAAAACTTCCGCATCAGAAATATCACAATCTTCGATGCAAGTTACGTCTTTTGATGAAATAAAACCTATGTTGGAAACCATTTCATTCAATACAAAAATGACAGCAAAAAATACTATGGTTTTACCAGCACTACACCGAGATGTAAATGTAATTCGTCAAAATATAGTAAAATTAGTAAAGTTAAAAGGCGGTGACGCTAGAACAAAAGCCGATATGTATTTTGTAAAAGCAAAAGAACGTGAGGACAAATATGAACGGGAACTAAAAAAAGAAAGAAATAAACAAAGTAGAATCCAAAAAATAAAAGAAGATGAAAAGAAAAAACAAGATGATGGCACTAAAAGTTTTTTTCAAAAATTAATTTCTTCAATAGTGAAAGGATTATCCTCAGTCGTTAGTGCTTTAGCTAGTCTTGGTAAAGCTATATTAGGAGCATTTAAATTTTTAGCCGGAATTGTAGGCACTATATTTACAACTTTAGGAAAGGCCTTTTTTGGAGCTTTGTCCGGTTTAGCTGGATTAATGCCAAACCTTAAGAACATACTTAAAACAATCGTAGGATTCATCTCAAGTGATTTAGTTAAAATATTAATTAGATCAATAATAGGTAGACTTATAGGATTTGTATTAAGTCCAAAAGGATTAATAAGAATAGGAATGGGATTATTAGCATTTTTTGCTGGAGCTTTTGGTCTATCAATACTTCCAGAAGCAAGACGACAAGCAAATATGTTACAGGATAAAAACATATCCGATAAAGATATGTATCAACAAACAATAAATGAAAAATCTTTGGATTTAAAAAAAGGAGAATATTCTGAATTGCCAACAAGTGGCAGAAAAATGGAAGGAGAAGAATTAGAAAGATCTAAATTAATAGGTTTGACGGCTGATGCAAATGCAAAATATTCTATAATCGGAGCTTCAGAAGGAAAATCTGTACAATTAGGAAAAAATGGAGAATTAACTGAGTTACAAAAAAATATATTAAAAGATAGGTTTGCTCCTGGAGTTTTACAAGAATACTATAGTAAAATGAGAAATATGTATAAAATACACATACCAGGACTTAATGATACTCATCCTTTTTTACTGACAAAAGAACAAGCTGTCGAATACGGTGATAAACAACGAGAATACTTCTCAGCACTTAGAAAACTAATCTCATTACAAAATTCAGCAAGTCCTGCTAAAACAAAACTCAGAGAAGAATTTAATATAATAAAAAGTGATTTATTAAGTTTTGCTGCAAATTTTGTTGCAGAACAAATTAATTCAAATAGTGCCGATAAACGTATTTACTTTTCCAACTTGCGAAGTGTTATGGAAAATTTAGATCCAGGTTTTCTTGACGCTTATACTGAAAGAGCAACTGATGTAATTATGAACAGTGATATAATGAAAGGCATCACAAGTAACGTAGAAAAAGCGGGTGAAAAATTTGTTAAAGATTTAGATATTCCCGACGTTAGTTCAATTATAAAGAATACTGCTAACACAGCAAGAAACAGTCTTACAAGTTTATCAGGAAGTTTAGAAACACAAATGAAAGATTTTTATACAACAAACATCATAGATAAAACATTTGATAATAGAAAAAAATCTGTGGTGTTTAAACAACCAATCGTTATAACTCAAGAATCGGATAAAAAAAGTTTTCCACCTTTTGTAGGAGGACTCGGAGGTGCAGCTTCTGCTTGGAATAATGATTTCATAGATAAACACTTTTCTGATATGATGTCCAACCCATTAGGTCCTTTTAAGAATTAAAATGTCTAGATTATCCGAAATAGTATCATATCGAAGAAGTCAGGGTAGCAGCGTTACTGGAGCTTTGGCCGGAGGTATCAAAGAAAGATTAAAAGAAAAATTTGATCCGCGACAGTTAATTAATCAAAGAGGTTTATTAGCTGCTTTATTTCCGGGATTAAAAACTTACCAATCGAAAGCAGGATCAAATCCTAGGATATCCGGAAAATCAATAGAAAAATCTTCAGTGGATGTTTCAGATATAAAACCTATATTTGAAAATATACAATCTGACACCAGAATTACAGCTAAAAATCTAAGTGTTTTACCTTCTATTCACAGAGACTTCAATGTGATTAGACAAAATATTGTAAAACTTTTAAAGTTGGAAAAATTTGATGCAGCAACAAAAGCTGATATGTATTTTAAAGCTGCCGCAAAAAGAGAAGAAATGTATGAATCACAATTATCAAATTTAAGAAATAACAATTCTCCGGAAAGACAAATCACTAAACCAAATTCAGGATCTTTTAATTTTGGAGTTTTAGTGGATGCAGCATTTTTTGCAGGTCTTTTAGGTATGGTTACCTTAGCTATTAAAGGTGTATATAATGCGGTTGAAAGAATAAGAAATATAGACTTAAAAGAATCTATTGATGATTTCTTAAAATCAGTACAAAAATCGATTGATGAAGTAATGTCGATTGATTTTTTTACTGATGCGTCCGATATCGAAAGAGAAATGTCCAGGTTAACATTTGGTACTTTAACTGAAGATCAAAAAAAGAAATTTTTGGAAGCTCAAGCAAAAGCTGAAGGATTTGGTGTAAAAGGAACAAAACCAACTGAACTTAATAATCCTGGAGCAATGCTTTATAATGAAAAAGATGAATCTCAAAAAAAATTGGGAGCTAAACCTTCTGAAAAACATTTCTTAAATGTAAATGGTAAAAAAATTCCTTTTGCACAATTTCCTACTGTTGAAGCTGGAAAACAAGCTCAGAGAGAAAAATGGGAATCTCCAATGTATAAATCAAAACCTTTAAATGAAGCAGCTAGAATTTGGAGTGGAACTGTAGGAGTAGACACCAAAGCATCTCAAAATTATTTGAAACTTTTATTTGATTCATTAGGAATAGGAACACCAATAGGCGGTTTCGTAAAAAAACCAGCTGGTCCTAGAACTATAAAAGATGTAAATGTAGAAGGCTTCAAAATGAAAGAAGTTACTGGTGATTTTGGAATTTATGGTCAAATGTCTAAAGTTGAAAATGTTGTTCTGCACCATACTGGTGATAATAGATTAACAAGTGCCTTAAATGAATTTGAAAGATTTCAAACAGACAAAGAAGGCAAAAGCAAAGGTTATAAACACGGCGTTCAATATGTGATTGATAGAGATGGAACTGTTTATAACATAGCTCCAGATAAATCAATCATGTACCACGCTGGAACTAAATCGGGAGTAACGAATCAAAACTCAATTGGTGTAGAAATAGTTTCTAAAAATAGTGAATCATTTACTGAAGCTCAAACCAAATCAGCAAAAGCTCTTGTTGCTTTTTTAAGAAAACGTCATGGAGATTTAAATGTAGTTGGACATGGAGAAATTTCTCCAGATAAAATGAAATCTGAAGGTAGAGCTTTGGCTGAAGAAATAAGAAAAAATCCTCCAGTTTTTAGTCCTCAATCCATGGGTAATATGGGTGAGATGATAGATAATTCTTCTTTTAATGTGGCTTTTGGATCAATGAATGAAGATACTCCAATAGTTTTCATCAACAATAATACTAATCAACAAAATGTAATAGTGATGGAAAATCAGTCAGAATCTAAAGATTATTTACCAAATTTGTTTCGAAGTATTATCGCATAAAAAACCCACCTTTCGGTGGGTTTTCTTTTAGTCTTGAGATGCGAGTGATTTAAAATAATCCAAATCATCATCATCAATATTTGATGAAGTATCGAATGAAGATCCATCAAGATCAGATGAAGTTTTAGGAACAAAATCTTCAGCTTTAGTTCTTGGTGCAACAGCTTCAAAACCTAGAGCTTTATCAAGACGAGCTTTCAATTGCTCATACGATTTAAAGTTTTTCTTCTCTGTAAATTCTTTTAGGGAGAATTCTTTCTTCCAAAGTTCTTCAAGTTTATCATCATCACCATCAAGAACAGCAGACTTATCTGCAAATTCCGATTTATCATAATTACGATAACCTTCAACATTACGAATCTTCAACTTGAAGTTAGCACCTTCCCATAGATCAAATGGGTTAACAGGTGTTTCATCAGCAAACTCAGGATTCATTGCTTCAGTAATCTTATCAAAGATTTTCTTACCGAATTTAAACAGTTTAATCTGTCCTTCGTTTTCTGGATTACTTGGATCCGAGATAACGAGAATATTTGCAATGTATGAGAGTTTACGTTTTTGTTTACGAGCAATATCTTTATTTGCTTCAACACCAGAATTCCACAAAGTAGAATTGTGTTCGCAAACAGGACATTTATCGTTCAATGTAGTAAGACAGTTATCAATTAACCATCCACCAGGTCCCTGAAAACCGTGATGAAAAATTCTTACCCATGGTAGACCTTCATCACCATCTGCTGCAGGTGCTGGCAAGAAACGAATGACTGCCATACCATTACCAGCTTTATCAACTGATGGTTGCCAAAATCTATTATCGTCCTTTGAATTTGCTTCGCCAGATTGGGTTGTTGATTCAATCGCCTTTGTTAGTTTGTCCAACGAACTGCGATTGCGTTTGAGATTTGCAAAACTAGACATAGTACTTCCTTTCGTATAAACGGTGTATTAACGGTGTATAAAACGACTTATCCACATAAACATAGTATATCATTTATTTAGTGAACTTGCAAGCAACTTCTTCAACATTTCCTTAGTTTTAGTAATATCTTTATGAAGTATACCATGACCTCCAGCTTTATTAAAACTTTCAATCACATCTGGAGTATCATCAATCAAAATCATATCTGGTGTAGCATAATCTTTCTTATGTTTTCTACCAGGAACAATATTTGCTTTGTAGTTAATGCCATGGCTACGAAGCCATTTAATCTTCTGAACGGTTACTTCACCATGAAACTTCTCTCCACCAGATGAGGAAAGAATTTCAACTTCAACTGGATATTTTTTAATAAAACTCAACAATTCTTTACCACCAGGATACCAATCTAATGTGGCAAAATTTTCACCTTTAACAAACTGTTTCCAATTTGGGTTAAAATTCTTCTTATCTCTTGTTTCACCTGGTGTTTCATCGAATAAATGAAAATAGCGTTTTTCAAAATCACATAAAACGCCATCCATATCAAGATATATTTTTTTGATCATAATTATTTGAGTAAATAGTTTGCTAACCTAAAAACTTCTGTTTCTTCTAAAAAGAAATCATAAGAGGAAGTATTTGTCATCTCACCTTCTTTATTATACTGTTCACCAGTAAAACGTAAATGCCTCATACCTCTAGGCGATAAGCAATCTTCCATTTGAAATTTTAATTTCCAGTCATCTCTATTTGTTAGAATTTCTTTAACACTCATAATCGTCTCCTTCGAAATATTTTTCTACTTTTGTCATTGCTTCTTCCAAAGTCACGGCAATGACTCTAACATATGCTATACCAGCACTGATGGACATATCAAAAGGAACAGGTCCATTAAAATTAAAACTATCGGGAACAGTATATTGAACCTCAAACTCCCTCAAGTTTTTTATTCGACTCATTATGTTATCAAATTCTTTATTCATGGTATTCAGTGAGATTCGCCATCTATAATATTATTATACATGATTTCTTTAACCGTGTCAACTCTTTCTTTGGAGTTTTTAGCTCCTAATATTACTATGGCATGTTTACGATTGTTTTGTTCTACCATAATTGCTACACAATAACCGGCTGGGTTGGTAAATCCAGTTTTACTCACAATTACATTATCAAACTCAAAAAGAACCCTTCTGTTTGTATTATACAGAACGATTTTTCTTACCTTCTTCTTAAACTTAGTTTCTATAAGAGTTTGTTTTCTTATACTTATATTTTTTATTGTTGGATAATTTGATGCCGCAATCACCATATTCACAACTTCATTTGCAGTTGAAATATTACCCATATTAAGTCCTGTTGGATCTTTAAAATAAGTAGAATTCATACCCAAATCACAAGTTTTTTTGTTCATGGCCTTTAAGAAAGCATCTCGACCACCAGGATAATCAGACGCTAAAGTTTCAGCAGCTGCGTTATCACTACGAATTAACATCGCTTCAAATAATTCACCTCTAGTGTATGACTTTGGTGGCAAACTAGACTTTACTTTTCGTACTAGATTTAATTGTTTATTCATATCAGTACTGTAATCCAAAGCTACCATGGCGGTCATGAGTTTTGTAACACTAGCTATAGAACGAGTATCACTAATATTTTGATTGAACATGACTTTATTTTCAGAAACATCAAAGTGAATTATTGATGGTTCCGAACGCTTTGCATAAGAAAAGGTGCAAATAGTCAATGCAATTGTTGTTATTATTATTCTAAGCATTTAATATTTTCCTTAAAATTATTTTGTTTTTTGTTTGGTCTTTGTTCAAAAAATCATTATATTTTAAGACTTTCATTCTATACGATGGCCATATAATAGTATCTTCTATTTTTTGTTTCCACATTGGAAAAAAATTTAAAATAGAATTCAGAACACAAAGAGTTTCTATTTCAATCTCTTTTCTCATACATGATGTAAGTAACTTGGGATGAGAACCCTGCTCGGGCACTAATAACTCATTTGGATTTTGAACATTGGAAAATAGTTTGATACAATCATTCTCGAAAACATATGAGAACGACTGTATCACCTTTTTTCTTTTCATATGATGCACATCAGCATCTTCGTTCAATAAATCTCCAATCCAGAGTTTTTCATTGTTCACTAAATTTGATACAATGAAAGATACCAGATCATCTTTTAGATTAAACTTCTTTGAAAGTTTAGTGAAATGCCATTTATCTTTTCTGTTTTCAAAAGAACTCAAACTAACATTTGTTTTCCCATTATATTTAAAGTAATCATATGATTCCTGAGTAAAATGTAGTTTGAGTGCGTTGTATATTCCAAAAGCCTCATAACCAGTTATCATATTGGCAGTCGATTACCTTTCACCTTCAATAAATTATTATTCATAGCTTCACTCTCAATCTTAGCCTTAAGGTTTTGATTGATGAGTGAAGCAGCAACCTCTATTTCAAGACCAGTTTGCTTACAGTGCTCAACTATGGCTTCAATGTAGTTGTAATCAGTGTTTGCAACTAATGATTCAATAGTTTTCGCAAATTTAAGCATTTCGTCTTTTGTCGGCATAAATTTCATACCTTACAAAGATTTTGCAAGTGGGCATTCTGGTTGATAACAATCATGTCTAGCCATAATATCTATTGCGAAACCACAAATATTACATTTATCAGATTGTGACATCAATTTCTTAGCATCTTCATTCCACGATGATAGAGAATCAACTATAAAATTTATACTACTTGGACTATTCGTGTGTTCGTTTGACAATTCTATATCAGTACCAACTATATCAATTTCACCATCAATATGAAAGGTACTTCCTTTCAAAAAATAACCGAAATTTTCTAGAATTTCATCTAACGAATCTGCATAGAATTCTGTAGAATTTTTCCAATTGGAGTATTCATCTTCACATGTAAATGTATATTTCATTTTACGACCGTTTCATAAAGAGTTTCAAATTGTTCATGTACTGCAACTTCCTCATCATAATTTTGTTTATGATATACTTTCACCATCTTAGCGACAAGTTTTTTCGGTAGTTGAAGATCCTTTGCAATATTAGTTGTTGCTTCTTTAATATAATCCTTTTCGCCTTCCATGCGTGTCAATGAATTTGAACATTCTTTCAACACAACCAGAAGTTTCTCGCGGTCAGCAGGATTACTAAGTACATTTACTGATAATTGTTGTACAGCCATAATGAAAATCTCCTATTTTATTTGTAACGTGTTCCAGATGCAGCATGAGTAACGCAGATAATATCATCACCTCTCGCATATGAGCAACGAACTGAAAGTGGATCTATTCCTTTGGAGATAGCATTTTCAATATTCGATGCCATCAATTTGCGTTCGTTCAATCCGTAAATGCAGACAGCAACAATAGCTGAAATAAGTACTACTGTTACAGAAAAAATTACCGCATAACTTTTGTTGTTTGATTCACTACTCATTAAGTTCTCCATAGTTTAAGCATTCCATTTAGTTTTGTTGTAAAAAATATGTCTACCAATATAAGCTGTTCTTCTCATATTAGGCCATCCAGGTGAAACATAATCTGCATGGTAGAAAAGAGCACCTTTAGTTGGGTCATTCATCTTATCATGATTCAAATAAAAGTTTAAAGACAAGTCAACAATACTATTATACAACGAATTGTTGCGTGTTGTCAAGCCATTATTCTTCAATATCGCCAGAGGTTTATCTTCACAATACCAAGAAAATTGGCAAACAACATATCTTTCGAAATATGTTTTCTGTTTAACTACATCGCAATATGTATTGGGAAAACGTCCACTTTTCATTCTATTCAAAGTGACAAAAGCTACTGCAATTTGACCTTCAGTGGGTTCGTGTGCAGATTCAAAGTAAATGTTTTGCGCTAAACATTCTACTTGTTTTCTTGCATCCATACTTAAATCACTAAATTTTACATTTAGTTTTGTAGGTATCGGTATTTGCGAAAAAGCAAATGCAAAGAAACCTAAGAATATAGCAAATAATATACTTGATAATACGGTTAATAAACGCATATTTTCTCCTTGTTAGTTAGAGATGTGCCGAAGCACATCTGGTCCCGTCAGGCAGACTTTTTGCTCTGTGTCTTTTCTGCTGTGATGTTAGAAACGAACCCATTCAAAGACTGAGCTTTGTTTATGATATCGTTTTCTGTGGGATAGTTGGGATATGGTGGATGATCAGGTATTGGTTGTCCGTTTAGTTTAGCGGACTCTACCTTCATATGCCACTCATTTGATAGACGCTCTTTGTTAGAATGATATTCTTCTAGCAAAAGTCCTTGCGCCATTTTTAAAAGTTCAAGACGAATCTCAAACGGTGTAAGATTACTCATTTACTTCTCCTGTGTGTTGTGTGTATATCGGCGAACCGATATATCTATTTAGTGTTTTTATTGCTTAAAGTGGTGGTTTTTCGGAACAAGTCCGGGTGATGCCACCAAACCCACTATTTCAATTAACGATTTGCGATATACATCGTGATTTCGAAACCAAAACGCATATCTTGTGCAGTAGGTTTAGTCCACATATTTCTCTCCTTTTAATATAGTGACAGTATTAGCTGTCTGTTTATGTATTGAAAAACTCATAAAAAAGTTCTACTGATAATCATTAAAAATCTATGAATATGAATTTACTTTCACATACCAAAGGTTATAGCGGGAAATTCAGCTTCTCCGAATCGATTCTCAATCAACTCAACTAAAGAATTCATACATTCTTCCTCATCTTCACCATTTATATTTAAAATTAAAACACTGTTCGAGTAAAGAAAACTACTTGCAGATAATAACATTAATTCAATTATTGATTTGCCATTTGCAGTCTTTTCTCCATGAGTTACGACTATCTCACTTTTATAGTTTAATGAAGTCTCAACAAATTTTAATGCCGCTCTAGCATGAAGTCCTAATTCATTTATAAGTTTAATTTCTTTAGTAATCATTTTTTTTCTTCTTTTTATAATTGATGCAAGGTGATTGGGTAATAAGGACACCTTGCGAAACCTCATCTAGAGTTTTTAGGCTGCTAGAGCGAACGTTTCATCGTTTGCGTTTACTTTTTTTGCTTGATTTACGGTCATCGCCTACCGTGTTGTCCATATCCTTACTCATTGCCCTGTCGAAACCATGTCACCCCCATCAAAAGCAAGTTGGAGCTACTTATTATACCAACATTCAGGAACCGTAGCGGCCGCACAGTGTCCGAAGCCATTTGCTTTTGGTGGAGGTGGCGGGAGTCGAACCCGCGTCCAGAACACCTTTCATTCTACTTCATACAACAATACTCACATTATTACATAATATAGATTATTTGTCAAGCTTTATCTACTATAAGGTTTTAATTGTTGCCCTATAGTAACTACACACAAAATATTTTCTGTATGTTTTTCTACCAAAGTCCAAGTTCCAGTATTTGGATTTACAAATAGAATTGTTGGATAAGAATTAATCGATTCTTCTGTACCGTCATTTATTTTTCTATGAGATATCATATGTAACAAAGGTTTCTCACCATATTCATCCAAAGAAGAATAAATTACTTTATCTTCGGTGCAAATTATCTTAGTTTGTATCAGATCAAATTCTTGTTGTTCAACATTCGTATTATTACCAATTGCCATTACTGGAAATAGCAGTAACGGTAGAAGAAATTTTTTCATTTGTCCAATACCTTTCGATATAAGATTGGAGTTCTTCCAGGTATTTAGACTTTTCTCTGATGAAAATCTGAGGTGTTCCTTCTTCATTTGCAATCGCCACTACTATCTGTTCTACAGGTATACCAGTTCTTTCTTCGAACATCACCGCATAAGCGGTACACTGAACAAAATAATTCTGAATCCATTCTTCTTTTTTCTCTTTTCTAGAATTTTTATAGTCAATTATTGATACTTTGTCATTCCATAGGGCAACACAATCTGTTCTACCTGCCAGTTTTAATACATCACTGTAAAGTGGTAATTCTAGACCAAAAACATCTCCAACATTCTGGTCTATGTGTGGCCTTAATTGCATGAAGAAGTCTTTTATATCAGGCATCATCATGCGAATTTTAAAATCTGTTAATTCATTCAGTAAATACTTCTCACACATTTCGTGTAATTTTGTACCCCTATCGGAAGATTTTTTAGTTATTCTATTGGCTTCTTTTTCGCCGACTCTTTGACGCCATTCGTCCAAATGTTTTTTATCGGTAGAATGGGATAGAATAGTGGTAATTGAAGGGTAGAGATTTCCTCCCGGTGTCTTATACACTCTACCCTTCTCTGTAGTTGTGGATTCTAATTCATAATCTAATCCATCTATTTTCACATGATTAAAATTCATTAAACTTTATGTTAATACAAACTTTCCTATGTTAGTGTTGTTTATTAATTGTATTTCCTGTCTATCGGAAAACCATCTTTCAAGATCATCAAGTAATTCCCTTCTCCCTAAGTTACCTCTAATATGTTGCCTTAAAATAGGTATTTTAGTGCGAGTGTCCTTTCTTTTTGCCATAGTCTCTCCTTTACAAAAGAAAGTTAGCATAATATAGAACCTTCTCAAATTATTTGTTTTTCCATTTTTCTACAATCTGATCCGTCTTAACTTGTTTAATTGATCTTCTACCATGTTGTCTACCCACTTTACTATTTGGATGAGCTTCTGCGACTTTGGATAAAACTTCTTTCCAAGTATCGTCAGTTTTCGAATGAATATCGCCGACCATACTGGATATACCAAATGTGGTCAGCACCTGTCTAATGTGGGAATTTTTTTCGAGGAGTTCTTCTTTGGATGATATACTTAAGAAATCATCAAATTCTTCTCCAGTTTCAGTATTCAAGAATCTATATGTTGGCATTATTATCTACTGCATCGATGTACCAAATGGGAGGTTGTCTCTTAGTCCATTTAGCGAAATGATTTTTCTTTTCCAAATAATATTTATGATACGATGCTAAAGAATTACCGGCAATCTTACATTCATCAGGCATCGCTGGTGTCGGATCGGTAAAAAAACCAACTTTAATATTTTTTGGAATCGCACTTAATACTGTATATAGTCTGGCGCAGGCATGTATTTTTCCATAACGATATGTATATTCATCAAGTAAATGTTTCCACATATTGTACAACCAAATATAGTTTAAATCTGAGGTGCGAGCCCAAACAGCCGATGGATGATTGATGTGTGAAGCTTTCATCAACGTCACTTCACGATCATCATTCAATCGCCATCGTTTAATCTTACGGTTATTCGCAGTCAAATCATAATATTCTTGTCCGTCTAAAACACGATGCGCCGTTGACATAAGTTGTGCATACTCAATAATCATTTTCACCACATGTTTATCGAGGTGCATTTCTGCACATTCTTTAGGGTTTTTGCTGAGATAAAAGATATTCATTTTGTTTTTTTAATTCATAATATTCACGGGTAAACGCTTCAAACAATTCGAAACACTTTTCACCTCGCATTTGAATTATATGTTTTAAACCCACCAGTGTATTAGCAATATCATCACTTGAAGGATCTTTTTCCATTACATTTTCATAGAGCAATTGAATATCTTCATCCATTCCCCACAAACGAATGATAGCTTGTTCTAAATCAAATTGTGTCATTACCAACTCCCGTCACTAATGTAAAAGTTTATATGTAAAAATAAAAAAGAAACAATGAAGGTATAATCATCCCAAGGATCTACTTGTTTATAGAACCTTGGAATATAATACCAATGAAGTGGATTTATGGGTATACTGATGGTAATACCACTATGTGTAAGATATTTTAGAATTTTTAACATCATAATTTTAGTAATGGTGGGGGCACGGCGAGTATCTCCCGATAGTCTGTTGTTGTTTAAAAGTAGGCAGTCGTGCCACTTCCCCATAACTTAATTAGTCAACGATACTGTCACGAATTTCATTAACGATATCATTTACTTCAGAATCGAACCCATCATTCATAATTTCCTCAACAACAGGAACATCAAACTGAGTTTGAACTGGCGTAGAGTTCAAATCTTTTAGTTTAGTAACAGTGGCTCCTCTGAATTTGACTGTTTTAACCTTAGGTGTTTTAGCTTTCACCGCTTTTGCTTTTGCAACAGGTTTAGCTGCGGCTTTTGCACCACCACGGGTGATTTTTTGTGATTGACCAGGTACAAAATTCGCAGCGGTCACGCCAGCGGATTTCATATACTGTTTCACTTCGCTTACGTTAGTGATTTGGTAAGCAGTCACTTTACGGCCATCTTTGATAGCCTTAACTACACCATTAGCAAAGGTTTTGATATGCCAAATGTATGTCGAAAGACGATACATATGAATTTCATCACCTAGAGTCGATTCGATTTCTTCAATCGTTACAGGCTTACCACTCACCATAACGGTAAGAAGTTTTTCGAAAGGTTTAAGTTTAACAGATTTTACAGTTTTAGTTTTTGCCATAATAAATTACTCCTATTTCATTTAATGAGATTATAGTATACCACAACTTACACTATTTGGCAAGCGATATGTGGATGTTTGCCGATTAAGAAACATAATCCTCGGAACAGAATTCGGCAAATTCTGACCAGGAACCACTAAAAAGAATATTATTATCTTTACTACATCCGGAATAAACAATAACTTTATCCTCAAAAACATGATATTCATATTCTTGCCAAGAATCTTGATTTAGGTCGGTGTGATACAAATAAAATCCACCAACACCATCTTTAAATGCGGCTACCATTTGTGCAGCTAAACAACCCATACCATTAAAAAGTTTTCCTTTTGCACCGGAAGGAATTCCATTTACGAGTTTGCCGTCAAATAAAAATTCAGCAAGTTCTTGTCCGTGACCTGAAGGATAACCATCATATTGACGATACATACAAACTACGGGAGTTTTAACATCATAAACATATGTAAGTGAACGAGTACCCATTAGTTATATCCTTTTTCATAATTTTCAATATCAAGCATATCAGCTTCGAGAATCGCATCTTGATAATTGTTTGCACCGAGCTGAATCACTTCACCTTCAGAATAACAAGCAACATAACATTCTGAAACGGAATCATATTCCACACTAAGTAGAAAATTCATTTTAGTATTCCTCTCCATAATAACCATAATCTTCATCAGTGCCAAATCCAGCAGATGCCATGGCAGAATCAAAATCGCCGTCCATGGAATCATCAAACTGTTTCATCATTTCTTCATAAATGAGTTCAACATCACCAACGGGAACATTATACTTTTCAGCAATTTGTGCCCAAGTCAATTCTCCAAAAGAAAGTTCTTCTTCAATCATAATGACGATATTCATATTAAGCAGCCTTCAACATAATTTTAGGATATTTCACAAAGCCAGTCGTATCTTTTTTGGCTTTACCTTTTGCATATAAACCAACCACAACACCTTTTGGGTCAATGAATCGTAGGTCGCTATCATCTCCGTTATACACAGGACGACCCATATACTCATCAGGCATTGTTTCCGTTTTCTTCAACCCGAATACTACAGCCACATTATAGCCTTGTTCGATAGCTTTTACTACGTCAGCATCATTACCATCAGCAGCAGAAAACGTCAAATGGTAATTTTCGATATTTTTTATTTTACGGCCAAGAATCTTGGTGTAATCATAAAATTGGACTTCAGGAAAAGCCGCAAAAATATTGCGATATAGTTTACCCGAACGAACTACCTCATATTTTTCCCACGCAAGGTCGCTAGTACCATTCAAGCGGAATACAGGAATCAAATTAAGTTTAACCGATTGTTTAATGGCTTTTTCGATATCTTTCACTAACCACTCAAAGAATCCGTTACGCTCTTCGAAAAAGAATTGGGTTTTGCGAATTCGAGCTTGTTGAATAACATTAGTCGTTTCGCCTTTTTTGAACATACCGCCTCGACCAGCCGTATTCAAACAAGCAGCTGTGCAACCAGCAGTACGTTTTGGACATGTTTCATATCCGCTAATATTTGCAGGTGCCAAATGAAGAATATAGGTATTATAACCTTGTTTCATTCCTTTTAACACTTTGGGATTGCCAGTAGAAAGAAGTTTCATAATTTATATCTCAATCATCAACTCAACAGGATCAATTATACAGGAACCGCAAAGGAAGGCAAGCATTATTTTTGTTATCAAAATAGAAATGTTATCATCTTCGCATGGCCGCCTGGTCTTTGGCTTCTTCATCCGTGAACACAGGAACCGCATTGGACTTGTGGAGGGTGCCAATACCTTTCATCGCTGTACCAGTGTACGTGGTCACCTTATCCTTGCGATTCCAGTTCGCCAGACCGCCTCCAGAATCGACCGATTTTATATCGTAGGGATTACGACCTTCAGGAATTGTCAATTTTGGAAACTTTGTCGATTTGACAATTTTCTTTTTGACAACTACTGGTTTTGCATGTTTATTAACTATTTTGTTCCAAGAATCTTGAAGCTCACGCTCTTTCGCGGTGAGCTTCTTCTTTTTCTTGGAAGTTTGATTTGTGTAGATTATCATTAACAGACAGGATCTTGCACTTCAATTTCAGAAATTAATTTATCTTGGAGCGCAAAAGTCAAATAATCCACCAATCGATATGCATTTTCAGAATCAACAACAAGTTCAGCAAGGAGTTTTAATTGTGCAGGTGTCATTTTTGCAATATTATCAGCAGCCGCAACAACAACAAAAGTATTCAAATTTCCCATTATACAGCTCCAGTCCAACGAACACGATCAAAGGTTTTTTCAATTACATTGCCTCGAGCAAAATTTCGAGCAGGAGCATTCCACGAAGCAGCCATCAGAATATCGCCTTTTTTAAATTTAGCGTCATCTTTCAAGCAAATAAAAGAATGTACAGAACAACCGCCTTTTCGATCCTTAAAAACTTTGATATATTTCGAACCGACACTAAAAGTCAAACCATCACAAAAATCTTGGTACATTTCTTCCTGAATAACGTCACCAGGTGTTACCATAGTCAAATAGTCAGCTTTGATAGCTTCCAGATACAAGTCTAAATTCGTTATCATTTTCTTAACCTTATTAATCACTCAACAGGTACAATTATACAGGAATAGGTAATATTGTCAAGCGGTTTGTTGTTGTTTTTCTGCAACAGCCTTAACATGTGAACAAGTTCTACGATACCCGAACCCCGTACAGTTGCAATTATAGAAACTTCCTGGAATGTTATAAGAAACGTAATATTCTTTACCTTTTGACAAGACCTTGAAATTACGTATATTTGCAGATTTGACAAGTTGCGGTTTTTGCAACTTTTCTTTTTGATAATCTTTTGGTATCAGATTAGATAGTTCTTTATTGACAACTTCGATAAACTTTCGATAACGTTTATCAAAATTCCAACCATTTTTCAATTTGACAATATCACCGGTTTCGCCATTTGCAAAAGCGATAACTTTATTTTTTGGACTTATCAAATAAGTATGGTTACAAACTTTGTAATCACACTCAGACCAGTCCGTGGTTTCTTTGAGAATTTTAAACATGCTTGAATTATCTCACAAATTCAAGACTTTGGCAATAGGTGTTGTATTTCTACAACATTATCCTTTTAACAACTGTTGTCCAGATTCTCTTTCCGATTCTTCAAATTCGGATAACTTTAATTTGTTTAATTGATCTTGGAGAATTTTTTTATCGCCTTGATAGTTAGCGATTCTTTCTTCCAATTCTTTTATCTGTTTCTCTAAAATTTCTCTATAAGACATAACTATCTTTTTCCTCTTTCATTAAACGATAAAAACTTTTATCATGGTGCCTGTTTTTATCCTGTTTAGCCTTTTCACGATCTTGATTTTTTCTAAATTTAGTTTTTTCAGTTTTTTGATATTTTTGACCACCGTGAATCATTTCGTTTTTTTCCTCCTTAAAAAACATTATCAGCTATGCCAAGTTCTAAAAGTTCCTCTGTCGTAAACCAAACATCACTTGGTGGAATAAGTTTGGTTTTAATTGTACGAGTATCTAATCCCGTACATTTTTTTAACAGAGATAACATTCTTTGATTTATCATATCGTTTTCTTTTGCAGCAGATTTTATATCATGATATTTACCATCAAATCCATTGGAAAATTGATGACACATAACAGATGAGGATTTACTGATATATCTCTCACCTTTATGTCCTGATGCAAAAATTAAAAATGCTGACGAACAAACTGATCCTAATCCCACCGTTTTTATTTTTTTCTTAGATTTATTCATAATCTCAATCAAAGCGAAAGCATCTTCTAAACTTCCACCATTTGAATTGATATAAAGTATCAAGTCATTATTTTCTGGTATTAAGTTTTCGTATATAATCCACTTAATTGCTTCTAACGTATTGTTCTCATCAATATTGCCGGTTAAAAAATGTACGTGATTCTTTAACAGCGTTGAGTTGATCTCATCTGTTGGAGATAAAAAATCAAGAATCTTTTCGGCCATTTTTTTCCCAATTATATGCAGTTTTTACAATAGATGAGATATCATGTTTAGGATCGTAGTTTAATATTTTTTTAGCTAAATCAATGTTGGATACTAATTTTGGAGGATCACCAGCGCGCCTCTGGTGATATTGTTTGAATACTTTTTGATTTGTGTGTTTTTCGATTGCATCGATAACTTCTAATACGGAGTAACCTGTTCCTGTACCTAAATTTAAAACGTGAGACCTTTTCTCTGATAACAAATAATTGGCAGCATCAATATGCACCCTTGCAACATCAGATACATGCACATAGTCTCGAACGCATGTACCATCTTTTGTTTCATAGTCGGAACCATAAATTTCAAAGTTATTTAGATTTTGTAGAATTTTAGGAATTAGATGGGTTTCGGGTTCGTGATTCTCACCTATGTCACCATCTTCATCGGCACCAGCTAAATTAAAATAACGAAAAATTATATGATTCATACCCGACTGTTTTATAGCCAATTCCGATGCATATTTACTTCCTGCATAAGGATTATTCATAGGATTCAACTCATCATTTTCTAACAAAGGTTGATCTTTAGATTGATACAGTCCTGCTGTCGAAGAATAGATGATATTTTCACACTCATACTTTTCCATCACAAGTAATATTGTACAAGTTCCACCTGTATTTGTGTGGTAGTAATAGTTTGGTTTATTTACAGATTCACCGACTTCTATTTTACCGGCAAAATGAAATACGATATCAAACTTACCTTTTTTCCAAAAGAGATGGTTTACTTTTTCATAATCACATACATCAATTTGTTCGAAATGATTGAAGTAATTATGTTTCGGTTTTTTTATATCAAGTATAGTAATATTCCAGTTTTCTTGTTTCAACATTTTGCAAACATGAGATCCAAGATAACCTGAACCTCCAGTAACAAGAACTTTTGGTCTGAAAAACATATTACGCAACGATTCGAATGCCTGGTCCAATTTCATTAATAACTTTATCTCTTTTCAACCAAGGATATTTTTTATTGTGTCTTTCTTCAGTAACTTTATTTCCCTTTTCAAAGAATTCTAAGTTTACTGAATTTTCATTCCCATCAAGTCTGTAACAAAGTGAGTATTGATTCGAACACTCAAATTTTGGAAAAAGTCTTTTTAAATTTGTGAAGAATTGTCTATCAGCACCCCATTGACCGTACCATGCATGTCCTATAGCAACAGCAACATCACGCCTAACAGCAAAACTTGAGGTATCAATATGGAATACTTCATTGTTAAAATAAACAGGCCATTTTCCAAGCGATTCGCAATTATCCTCACAGAGATATTCTCCTTCTTTGTTGTAAATCTTTCTTAATGAATAAGCCCACTGGTTTCCTTCCTGAAGTACCTTAACCAATTCCTCAATGTGATTAGGATCAATCCAATTATCTTCATCGAGGTAACATATAACATCAGCATCGACAAGAAAACTACATGCAGCATATACACGATGACCATACCAACCTTTGCCCACATTTTCTTCAAGGCGGATTGTTTTGACCTTTGTAGCATCTTCAAGTTGGTGCCAAATCTTGTTTCCATACTCTTTCTCACCATCAATAAAAATATAATGTGTCAAATTTTCATACGTCTGTTCTTCAACTGATTGAATACATTGTGTTAGAGTTTTAGAACCTATCGTTGGTGTTACGACTGCTACTTTCATTTAAGCCTCAAAAGGTAAATCTGGATAAACTTCTTTAATAAATTTCTTGGTAAGAAATTTAATTTTTAAATCTTTTCTTAACATTCTTACATATAGATCAGCTTCATCTTTGTGTAAAGTTTCCAAAAGAATTAAAAGTAATTCGGTTTGTTTTCTTGGTTTTAATCCATTGGCTCGTTTGGGATGACCTACAATAAATCTATAAGTTCTTTCCAATTCAGAATCAAGATATGCATTATTCAATCCGGCAGGATCAAAAGATGGTTTATATTCTGGTATCTCAACGTCAAATACAATACTTGGATTGAAAGCATAATTAAAAAATTCTTTGAACGTTGGATGTTCAAATTTTTTCAACACATCAATTTTTTCTTTTTTGGTTGGAGCTTTCTCAAACATGTCGAGAATCTCCGAGTAAAGGTATTCCATTTTAATCCTTAAAATTCGTCAATCACTTCAATCAGGTTTTTAAGACGATTGGAGATCATGTAGTTCATAAATTCATTTTTACTTTTTGGTTTAACACTATCGTATCTATCCAAAATTTTCTCAACAAGACCATCCGGTATCTTAGTCAAATCGATTAACATTTCGTTGCGACTATAATTGCGAAGCATTTCTTCATTACAGAATTCTTTTGGTTCTTGATTCAACCAATTTATAATTTTAGCTTCAGTAATGGGTTTCTGTCTACCACCAGTGGTAAAGACATCATCTTTAGAAAGAATATTTGGAATACCATCGCCTTTATCACCACGTATAACCAACTGTTTAAGTTGAAGAAGTGGTAGAGGTTCTTTTATAGATTTTTTTAGAATTGGAGAATACTGTTCAACATTTGGATATCTTTGCAATTGAGCAAAGTCTTTATCCGAAGAAAGTATCATGACATTTTGTGTTGAAGAATATTTCATCGTCAAAACAGCAATAATATCATCCGCCTCACAAGTATCAACATCAATAACTTTATAAGGCGAATGATCTTTCAATTCCTGTTTGATTTTACCCAAAACTTCAAAGATAGAAGTCCAATCATGGCCAGAAGCATCTCTAGTTTTTTTCCTAGAAGCTTTATATTCAGGAAAAATATCTCGGCGCCAGTAGTTTTTATTATCACAAGCAATAATAACTTCTGGTCCGTATTTCTCCTTGAACTTCTTGACATAGGTACGAATCACATTTAAAATCATGTGTCGCACTAAATCTTCTTCAACAGGCTTTTTAGAAGAACCAATTTGTTCCATAAGTGACGAAATTGCCACTTGGTTGTAATCAAAGATAATCATTTTGTTTTCAATTAGTTTATGAAGTATTTAGTCAAATCTCCACATACTTTAGTTTAAAGTTATCGGCACGTTCTTCGTAACCATCGTATCCTCTCGGATTACACAACACTCTTGTAGTACCAATCATGTAATCAAAGTCCTCATGGGTATGCCCATGAGTCCATAATTTGATTTGCCTGCGATCAAGAATAAAGTTGTCTAGATTAGTACTGTAAGCACCATTCATAATAACTTCATTTCTGTATCTAGGGTGTGTGCTTTGTTTACTTGGTGCATGGTGTCCCACAACCACAAAACGATGATTGGGATACAAATTAAGAGCTACATCAAGTCCTTTTAGAAATTCTTTATGATCAGCCACAGTATCGTCAGGCGTAAACTGACCGGGTCTTTGTTTCATCTCCCATCCAGTTGGTTTTTCATTTTCAACATCAATTGGTACACGATAACTAACTTGACGATTACTATTATCTACGCCTCTGTAATCGTTCATACAATAAGCCATTTCTCGCATCGTTCTAGGATCTTCATTGTTCATATCAGTCCACAATGTGCCCCCATAAAAGAAAGTACCATTGATATTGATCCAATCTTTGTCTAGAAAATAAAAATTTTTCAAATCACCAAAAGTTCCTTTGATGAGTTTATCACTCTCGGCAAAATCACCATGATAGTGTTCGTGATTTCCCATGATATAGATTACATGAGGAAATCTTTCAGAACAACGATTGATAAAATCAACATATCTTTCAGCACGTATAGATAATGTTTCCGTCACTTTAACAATCGGCGATCCTGCACCTTTCAAATCCTCTGCCACCAAAATATCACCACCGAGAATCAAAACATCGGCGCCTTCATCGTTATGAAGGTCCAAATCTCCGAATTCTAGGTGCAGGTCACTACACACTGCGATTTTCATTTTACTATCCTTAGTAGTATTGTATCTTCGTTTAATCTTCCACTCAAAGGTGCTGCAACCGCTTTAATTCCATCAATTGCATTTCTCAAATAAACTTTTCCACCTTTAAGTATCTCAGGTAAAGTAACTTCAGGTTTACGCAATTTCTTCTGTATCGATTTATCGTCACTATAATTCTGAAGTGAGCTTCCTTTAATACTTAGGCCTCCTGCATCACTGGCATGGTAGACACCAAGTTTTCTGGTCTTGGTATTGTATACCCATAGTTGCATAGTTCCTATTATACTCTTAATATCGATAGAAGTCAAGTTTAATTCTTTAAACTCTTGGCAAATTTTAACTTTTGCCGTAAGTTGTTCTACCGTCTTTACTTTACGTTTTCTTGGTTTTCTAGATTTTATAGCTTCGCCAGAAATCTTACTTGCATCAACAATTACTTGATCACAAAAAGCAATCAATTTCTTCAAATCAGTTTTTTTGAAATTTGAATATCCTTCTTTTATTTCTGGATCTGAAGTATTCATTACAGAATCGTATTCATTGCGAATCTTTTTAAACCAATCAATAACATGTTTTGTGTGTACACCCTTCAAATCCATACCATGCATAACACCATAAGGTGAAACAGATTCATTAAATCTGGAATCTATGAGAATATCAATTAATGCTTCTAATTCACCCACACATTCACTAGCCTTTTCTTTTATTCTATCTTGAATGTTTGGTGTATTTGTTTTTACAGGTTTTTCATCAACCGATTTTTGTTTTGAAATTTTATTTTTAATATCTTCAATTTCTGAATCAAACCATTCTTGATCCTTTTTGGATAAAATTCCACCGTTCGATATAATTCTACACATAAAACCAAAAGTTGGTGGTTTTGATTTAGTTATATCAGAAATACTTAACTTGAATTTTTTCTTAAAAAAATCAGATGCATACTTTTGAGAATCTTTTGAATCTTTATTTTGTGCATACCATGATAAAGCTTTCGATAAATCGATTTGTGATAATTCTGTAGAAAACTTTGGTTCTGCACCCGCAAATTTTTGATTAGCATCGAGCATTCGTGCCATTTTAAATCTCCAATAAAAAAACCCGCCTTAATTTCAGACCTACACTATTATATAGCATTTTAGTCCGAAAGTCAAGCGGGTTATGTTATCGAATTGTTAAGACTGTTGTTTTTTTACAACACTAGTTTTCGCAATCTATCCATTTTAAATTGTTGTAATGTTGATAAGGCCAAGTTCCTTTGGGTATTAAACATCGACCTAATTCTGGACTATTCTCTATTCTCACTTGAACTATTGCCCAAACTAACCAAATAAAATATAAAATAGCTAAACTGCTCATACTCCAACACATAATTTTATATTGCAATCTTTTTTTGCGGCGAGCTTTTATTTTCGACTTTTCAGCATTTCTTCTCATCTCAGCCGCAATAACAATACTTTGTTCTTTGCCAACTTTTCTCATCATTTCTTCAACATCAAGATACAAAGGACCTAACTCTGGTGGACTTTGATAGACCATGATTTCACGCAATTCTGCACTCATGTGTTCTAGTTGTTTTTTAAGTAGTACACGCATTAGAGCTCGTTTACCTAGACTATCTTCGCCGTGATATACTTCAGTTCGACTGCGGCGTTCTTCTTCCTCAAACACAGCTAAACATTTATAATAGTTGTCGAAATACACACCTAAGTGTTGTCCTATTTGTGTATAGATATCGGTTGTCTCACCGCCCTTTTTGTTTAATTCAATTATTCGATTTTTCTCCGTGACGAACTGATTACGTTCAGCCACGGTTGGAGGATGATCTTTAAATTTACTATTGAATTGGTCGTCAAGATCCTTGAGAACATCTTTAATGTCCCCAGCAGCTCCTTGAATGTCCTTGTAAAGTTTACATCCTTCTTTTACAAGTTTAACAGCACCATTAGCTAATGCAAATAGTGTTAATGGATCCATCTTCTATCTTCTTCTTTTTCTTTCTATATCATCCTTCAACATATTCTTGAAAAGTTTAACAGTATTTTGCACATTTTTTTCGGCAAATACCTTAACTACTACCAACTTTTCATCATAACTATTTGCGTTTTCTAAGAATTCTTTAGGAACTGCAAGTGCTTTCTTTTTTGGCTTAAATTTACTTAAATCGGGCTTTATGTCATCCGAGTTGTCGGACATTTTTATCACCTTTAGTTGTTGTTATAGTAAACAACACAGGCAAAACGAAGAATTATATGAACGGCACAACCTAGGTTGCGGTCAAGACACTTGATAATATACACCAAGTTTGAGGTGGATCAATACTACTATTTAGTATTAATACTAGTAGTTTGGAGTGTAAGTGGGAACTAACATAGTTCCCACTGGTTTAATTAGCTAAAACGCTTGCAACACTTTTCATGACTGCGGCAATACGACCAATATCTCGCAATTGTTCGACCGTATAACCTTCTTTTTTCAAAGTCTCATAATGTGCTTTTACGCAAAAATGACATTTACCAACAATACTTGCGGCCAAACTGTAAGCCTCAAATCTTGCTTTGGTCGTGCCACCATGACTTGCGATAGCATTCATGCGTAATTGTGCTGGAAGTCCAGTAAGATTTGGATCATCAGCCATCTCAACATATGGATACCATACATTGTTTTGTGCCATAATTGCACCTGCCGTAAGTGCTGCGTCAGCTTCTTTACGGTCAGTTATTTGTAGATGAAGCCATGTCCAAAGTTTAGAGTTACCTGTAGCAAACGCAGCGGCTAATGCCACTGCTTCTGCTTCTTCAACTGGTAATGTGCTACGTTTAATTACTGCATCAATATTGAGTTTAGTATCCTTAGCATATTCAGGAATACTTACTTCTTTTAATGTATCTACCCACGATGTCATTTCGTTTGGTCTCCTAAAATTTTATATCCTTTATATGTTGGATGTACACCATCAGAACTAATGTTGGTTTCTGGTCTTGGTATCACCGTATCACCAAATTCAGCTGCAACTAGTTTCACAGATTCAACTTGTTTTGGTTTTAGTTTTTGACTAGGCAACAACCAGAAAACTCTTTCGGCTTGAGCATTTGTGCGAAGTGAACGAATGTTGCCTTCCGTATTAATTCCCAAATCATTTGCACCAAGACTAATAATTAAAGTTTTAGTAGGTTTTAATTTGTGTAAATGTTTTTTATTCCAATCACTAGAATTAATTCCACTTTTCACAATAGCTTGACACTCAGTTCTAATCTGACTTACACCAACAGCAATACTATCTCCAACGATTAAACATTCCAACATATTTTCCTCCAATATTAAAGTGTTTCGCCACCAATTGTGCGGTTACATGCACAGAGTTCTCCAGTTTGAAGAGCATCAAGCACACGAAGTGTTTCATCTGGTGAACGACCTACATTGAGGTTGTTAACCGTAACGTGTTGTATAACATTATCAGGGTCGATAATAAAAGTAGCACGAAGAGCTGCGCCCGCTGGTTCATAGAAAACTCCCAATTGTTCAATCAATGATACACCCCATTCACGCGAAGTATCAGCAAACTGAATGTGTTTGATTTTTTTCAAATCTTCATGTGAAGCCTGCCAACCAAGTTTACAGAATTCATTATCGGTAGAACCTGTCAATAGAACTGCATCACGGTCTGCAAAATCTTGGAACAACTTATCATATGCCACGATTTCTGTTGGACATACAAACGTGAAATCTTTTGGATAGTAAACAATTACTTTCCACTTACCTTCAAAAGACTTTTCGGTAATATCAAAAAATTTGTCACTACCAGGATTAATACCAGTTACTACGAACGGTTCAATTACATCGCCTACTGTTTTCATTTATTTCCTCCAAAAAAAAAAGACTAAGCACTATCTCTAGTACTTAGTCATAGTTTACACTAATTAGTCACAAAAGTCTAATGATATTTTTCTATCGCAACAATAGACCTAGTAAAAGATGGTGCGGGTAGCCAGATTCGAACTGGCACGCCTTTCAGCGGCGGGTTTTAAGCCCGCTGTGTCTACCATTCCACCATACCCGCATTATTTCGTTTTATTTCTACCACAATAAGTGTCCGTTTGTGAATGACAATTCGGACAAATAATCATCAAATTATTCAAAGAATGATTATAACTGTTTCCATCAATATGTTCAAGCTGAAACGACAATTCTTTACCGTTCCACTCAGTTATATCACACACTTCACATTTTTTTTCTTTATAACCTTCGTTGAATAATCTTTTTCTTAATTTATTTGTTTGATACTCTGGATGTTTACCTTCTAAAATATCTTTTAATGATATCTTACCTGCGCCTTCTTTTTTAGGTTTTGATGTACCTAATCCACCTTGATTGGCCTTAAACACTCCCAATCTTAAAGCATGAACACGATAAGTACCATATTGAATACCTAATCTTTGTGCTGCTTGCGTTGCTGAATGTGAAGTGTTAGACACTTCAATTATTTCTTGATCGGTTGCACTTATTCTTTTCATAGACACTCCTGAAAACTATCTGGAGTGTCTATTTATAAAACTAAGCTGCTCGTAAACTTTTAAATCTATCGGCAGCGTATGATGCCGCAAATGCATTTGGTTTGATTAGAGGTATAACATTACAAGTACCACGAATATAACCAATTGCTTCTTGCATCACACAGTTACTTCCGTGATGCTCATCAGGATTAATATCCAAATGAACTTCAACATGTCTATTTTCAAGCACATCCGCAAGTTTAATGTATAAGTCAGAAACTTTATACACTTCATTCATTAAACGATATCTAGGACGATTTTTCTTTTGATCATAATCTCTTTCTCTTTGTACTTCACCAAAAAGTTTACAACCATTATTTCCGTTTATGTGAACTACTACAGCAAGAATGTAATCGGCGTACCAAACACCATCAACCTTAAATCGTTCAGAATCGCAACCAATATAAATTTTGGTTTCTGGTGATTGACTATTGATATAATCTTTGATTTCATCCAAATCAAGTTTACGCACGATACATTCTCCTTATTATTGGTGCCTCCGGCGGGAGTCGAACCCACATTGGCCAATTATCTGTTGCACACGGGATATAAATCCGCTGTTTTACCATTAAACTACAGAGGCGTTTGGTCCGGCGTGAGGGAATCGAACCCCCATTAAAGCTTTAGAAGAGCCTTGTCCTATCCGTTGAACGAACGCCAGAAATTGGAGCGGAATACCAGAATCGAACTGGTGTCTAGACCTTGGCAAGGTTTTGTTCTACCATTAAACTAATTCCGCAAAACTTGGAGCGGGATATCAGAATCGAACTGATAACAACAGATTGGAAATCTGTAGTTTTACCATTAAACTAATCCCGCTTTGTTTCTTTTTTATCTTCAAAAGCATCCAATACACAATCTTCAGTACTTAAAATATCCTGATATTCATTCTTAAAAATTTTATCCCAATTATCAGAAAACTTATCTTGTGGAACCGAAAATGGTCTTGGTCTACTTCCTTTGCCGCCGTCACTCATTTTACTTCCTTGTTATTGGTGCCCCCACCTGGAATCGAACTAGGAATTGATGCTTACAAGGCAACCGTTATGGCCATTTAACTATAGGGGCTATTATACACTACTTATGCTGGTAGTAGTGGCAAGATTCGAACTTGCACCTAACACCGTATGAAGGTGGCGCACTACCATTATGCTACACTACCATTGGTTGCGGGTGTGGGATTCGAACCACACGATTTCTTGCTTATGAGACAAGCGAGGACGACCTCTCCTCTAACCCGCAATTGAAAAGGTGGGAGATTTTACTCTCCTCGCCTCACACGCGAAACTTGGTGGGTAGCCACGGAATCGAACCGCGTATGCCGAAGCGCCTGATTTACAGTCAGGTGTAGTCACCAATGCTACTCGCTACCCATATTAGATTTGCAGTTTATACTATTTGCTATGCTCAACGGAGTATCCGGCCGGATTTACCGTTTATGTACATAGTTACGCAGGCATGATCAAGCCCATGGCTTACAAACTGCAAATTTAATATTGCTTAGGCCACGTTTTTCCACGGTCGCCCCCAAGCTGAGTTGTTACCCTGTCCGAACACTAAAAGCACTTTGCTACGTAGTGTCCACGCTGCTATGTTGTCCGAAGGTTCGCTTCACTAAAGGTGCCATAGCCACCTGGATTTTTTCGTGTACCAAACGCTACTTTTAGGAAAGTAGTAACCGGATTCTGGCTGCTCAGGTAGGGATCGAACCTACGACACACGGATTAACAGTCCGCTGATCTACCGCTGATCTACTGAGCAATAAAACTTAACGTTCAATAAAATCCATAGCTATTGAATATCTATCAATGTTTTTCCAAGGTGGAACGGTATGCAATAAACTTGGATCAAAAAAAACTAAATCATTGTCTTTAACTTTTAACTGCAATAAAGCATTATTAATTTTAAATATTGTTCCATTCTCTGTACAATTTTTAAGAAAAAAAACAGAAGTATATTTAAAATGCCTTGAACTTCTAGTCCTAATATGATTGTGAAATTCGAAATTGGAATCTTTCTTGCAAATATTAAACCAACACTCAATTAATGTTATTCTTTCTCTCATTTCTGTTTTAGTTATATCATCAACTTTTTTTAAAAATTTTTTAAAAGATTCATTCTCATCATACTTTAAATGCATATTAGTATGCGACTGATATAACGGAACATTTACATCAAAATTATTTTCAATTTCAAGGTCAATTAAGGAAACTATATTTTTTACATCCTCATTGTCTAAAATATTTTCTATTACAAACATAAAAACATTCCTATAACATATTCTGGCGACACTTAGGGAACTCGAATCCCTGACCTCCGCCGTGACAGGGCGGCATTCTAACCAACTGAACTAAAGTGCCATATTATTATGGTGGTTGGACGTTACACCAACTCTCTACTTACCACAAGGACGCCTTTCGGCTTCTCATTACAGGTTGTTTCAGAGCACAGCCACTATACGGTGACCAAATCCTAACCTTGCTTCTTCACCATATTGAAACACACTTTACCAAGCTCCCATCCGGTGACGGCCTCTAACCGTTCGAAATGTGCTTCAATATGGTACACCGTAGGAGAATCGAACTCCTCTTACTGCCGTGAAAGGGCAATGTCCTAACCGATAGACGAACGGTGCATAAAACTTAAAGCTAACAAGGAACTGACTGTTACATGATGCCGAAGTCATTGCTGCATCAAACCCTTGTTAAACTCTTTTCAGAGACAGATCGCTCACTTCTGTTTTATTTTACAAACCAATTTCCATCTTCAAAATAATATCGAACTCGTTTATTAAGTTTTTGAATCTTCACATCTTTACCAAACGCAGCATAACCACGCTGGCGAAATTTAGCATCTTTTATACCAACAGCAGTTTGATTGCCAACTTTATACAAATTTAAACGGCCGAGATATATAATCATATTTTCTCCAAAAGTTAGTATAAAAATAACTTTGTTATCAACTTGTTAAAGAACTCTCAATCAACAAAGTACATTATACACTAGCCACAGAATTTGTCAAGCGTTGTTGCCAAAATACAACATTATCAACTTGATAACAAATGGAGGTAAGGGTGGGATTTGAACCCACGGTTTTACAGTTTTGCAGACTGCTGCTTTGGACCACTCAGCCACCTTACCATTAATCTACAGTAGGACCATTTCCATTTTTAAATCCAATAGTCCCACCTTGTTCTTTAATTTTTTTAATTGCATCTTCAAAAAGAATCGGACGAAAATCGGTGTGTTCAACACAAGCGCACCAATATCTCGTATCAAGTACTTTTTTCTGTGTAGTAAAAGGTCTTTCATCGTAAGGACCCCATTCCTGTACATTAATATTTTTCATCACTCTATTGTAATGAAGATGTCCATGGATGTTTGTTCCAAATCGACCAAGACTTTCCTCATGTACAGGAATATGACTAAGAATCATTCCGTTCATTACATGATAACCACGAACATCACGAAAATGTTTAGTGTAATCTTCGAGTTTAAAAATGTCGTGATTGCCTTTAATCAATACTTTGTCTCCATTTAATCTTTCAAGGATTTGGAGAGACTTGCGATTAATTACAACATCACCGAGATGGTAAACTTTATCGTTAGGTCGAACTGTTTCGTTCCAACGCTTTACCATTTCTTCATCCATTTCTTCTGGATTATCCCATGGTCTAAGTTTCGTACCATCGTCACGCAGGAATCTACATACGCCAGCATGACCAAAATGTGTGTCACTTACTAGAAATACTGCTGGCATAATGCCTCCTTATTTGAATGGAATTTCTTTTGAAGGATTTTCCAAAATATGTTCTACTACAAATACATCAAACAATTGATCATCTTCTGGATGTTTTATTTCTTCCAAAAAAGTATGATTAAACTTTGTTCGCCAATGTACAAATACTTGTTTATCGGCATTCCATCGCGCTTCACTTGCATTACGACAACTGCCTGCATAATAAGCGCCATGAATCAAATCTTGTTTTGCAATTTTAGCTTCATATGTTTTATACATTATTTTTCCTTTAATGGCGGTGAGTATTGGATTCGAACCAATGGAAGATTTAAACCTTCGACGGTTTAGCAAACCGCTGCCTTAAGCCACTCAGCCAACTCACCATTATATCACAAAATTTAGCAAACATCAGGCAACTAAACATGAGTACCGCAATTGCAAATCCCATTACAAACCAATAAAAAAATATTTGTAAAATTGTATTGAGTATCATGTTTTTCCTTTAAATGGCGGAAGCGGTGAGATTCGAACTCACGGACCTTTTACAGTCGTCGGTTTTCAAGACCGATACCTTAAACCACTCAGACACACTTCCTTTAACTTGGCCGGTCCTGAGAGAATCGAACTCCCACTTGCGGAGTCGTATTCCGCCGTAATCATCCATTTTACTAAAGACCGAAAATAAATTTGTAGCCGGTGTGTACACATTGAGGCATCACCCTCTCCCGACACTCCGTTCACTAAGCACAGCCGTTCACTAATTCCTGATTGATGGTCAGTTTTCGTTAATACTAAGCCGTGTAGTTGTCCATCCCACTAGACTCTGCTCCTACTACAAAACTTGGTGCCCCAGAGGAGACTCGAACTCCTAAAATTTGGCTTCTAAGACCAACACGTATACCAATTCCGTCACCGGGGCAAATCTGGTCCTTCCGAATGGTAACGATCCACTGTCTCACGATTATCAGTCGTGGGCTCTACCTTTGAGCTACGGAAGGATATGGTGCAACCTGTAGGAATCGAACCTACTTCAACGGCTCTTCAGGCCGCCGCTATGACCACATCAGCTAAAGTTGCATTTGTAAATGGTGGAGGATAGCAGATTCGAACTGCTGACTCATGCTTGCAAAGCACATGTGTTCCCAATTAGCACCAATCCCCCCATTAAACATAAAACTTTGTTTGATTCTGTTTCTTAAAGTTAATCAAACGATTTCTTTCACACCATGCACAACCGCCATGATGTTCGCAACTTGGTGAAACATATTGCGGATGACCATCTCTAACTTTCTTTGAAGTTTTTCTTTCTTTACGAAAAGTCCTAGACATATCATTCTCCTAAATTGGTCTCGGTAGAAGGAATCGAACCTCCGCCGCATGGTCCCAAACCACGCATGATACCATTTCACCATACCGAGTTATTTGGTGCATCGTGATGGATTCGAACCACCGACAACTTGCTTGTAAGGCAAGGACTCTACCACTGAGCTAACGATGCATGGGGTAACCTATGAGGATCGAACTCATACTGCCAGGTCCACAATCTGGCGTGCAGACCACTACACTAAGGTCACCATTGTACCATATAGAAACACATTCTTGGATTCTCGTAACAGTAATCCATAGCGCCGGCCGCCATTATGTGTTTGAATGTGTTTTTATATGGTGGGGCCACAGGGATTCGAACCCTGACCTTACAGATTAAAAGTCTGATGTCTTAACCGTTTGACTATAGCCCCCTCATCTTGTCACTCTTGTCACTATCCATAACAGGACTCCTTTAAAAATTTTTGTGTATATAAAATAAAAAAACCATTACTAGAACTAAAACTGACATTGCCCCATGATTGTTTCTCCTTATTATAGTTTTCATAATCATGGCCTCGATGCACGGACTCGAACCGCGACAAGCAGTTTTGGAGACTGCTGTGCTGCCATTACACCACACCGAGATTCTACCCAAATAGAAGAATACTCTGTCGCCGTTTTTGCTACGCAGGTAACGACCAAGACCTCAAAGAGTATTCTTTTGTTTGGCAGGGGATATAAGAATCGAACTTATAACCTCGGAATCAAAATCCGGTGTGATACCATTTCACCAATCCCCAATTGATCCGAATTTTACTCTGCTGTTATCGCCAGCGTTTTTATCCTCGGTTCCGACCTTTTGCCATTTTATTGTACGCCGGCTCACACTCGTTGCGAATAGCGTATAAAACAAAAAACCCTAAGTCTTTCGATCTTAGGGTTTTTGTAGGTTATCTGGTTACTTCAATAATCTATACAAAAACCCCTTGATTGTGATAGCCAATTCCGCTTGTATTACTAAAGCGTACTGAGGCCTGCCAAATCGATGGCATTTCTATATCTAAACAGGGTTTACAATTAAAAGTGTTTTTTGTCATAGTACATTTATTTATATCTTTTTACTGCGAAATTTAATATGTGTGTAGTATATATCAAAAAATATTTTTTGTCAAGCGGTTTGTTGGGTAAATACAACATTATCATTTTAACAACTAATTATCAAATTGTTAATGGTGGGCCGGGTGAGACTCGAACTCACTGTCCCCCGATTATGAGTCGGACGCTTATACCAATTAAGCTTCCGGCCCCACTAAACTATTATAGACCAAATTCAATATTCTTAATTGAATCGAATCTAAACGAACGCCAACCTTTTGCTTCTACATCAAAAACAGGCAATGCATCTTCTGAAAATTTTCTTTGTGGTTCAGTATTTTTTGGAATCCAGTGTTCGGAAATCACTTCATCTTTTAGTGTACATTTCATCACTCTTTCTGTACCATCAGATTTAGTAAAAGTAACTTCAACAACACCATCTTTCAAAAGACCTTTGATCCAATCTTTTGCGGTATCTGAAGTAAAGTCGTCTGGTTCATCATCATCATTACTCCAATCTATTTCTTCATTCCATTCTGCATCATCCAACATGCGATCACGAATACCCCAATATTCAACTATATCCTCAGGAATATCATCCAGAGATTCTAGGTCAGAAT